ATGGGAGATTGGGGCTTGGCGGCGGAGGATAACGATGCCGCCGCTGATTGGTATGGACATCTGTTCGACAGTACTCGTCTCGCCGCCCATGTTGAGGAAGCTCTCAACAGGAACCCCGACAGCGAACCGGACGTCATTCGTGCTGCCGCCTTCGTGCTGGTGCAACTGGGCCGTCTATACATCTGGCCGGTTCATGAGATGGATCGCCACCTCAAACTGGCTATTCAAAAGCTGGAAGCCATTCGGGAGCTGGAAGAATTTCAGGAAATCGATGGGCTCGTGGCAGAGATCGACAACGAAATTTCCATACTTCGCTCACGGCTCCGACTAGAAGACAGGCTTGACGCGTAAACATTCAGTGCGGCCTACGTCACCGCAAGGCTCGGCACGATCAAGCCTGCCCGCCTCGCCTTGAAACAGAGGTCACAGTAGCTTTCAAAAGCCTGTTCCTGGGCCGAGCTAAAATTCGGGCCGAAGCCGCTTCGCGGCTCAACGCAAGATGTAGCCTGCCCCATCGCGGAACGTTCTACCGCGTACCACCGAGCATTTCGTCGTAGGAACGCTTGTGCTCCCTTGCCCGTTCCGCAAGTTGTTGATAAGCCTCGCCGACGGTCCAGCACTGTGAGCGCATACCCTCGGACGATGAAATGAAAGCGAGGCCGTTGCCACTGATGTACCAGCCTATGCGTCGCTTCGGCTGGAAAGCGTAGGCCACAAGACGGCGCGCTTCCAGTCTGACCTCAACCACCTTCCGGCCGTCGGCAAGCTCATACGTCGACCAGCAGTAGCCGAATGGCAGCGTTGGCATCCGCTCATTACTCATGGAGTGACGGTAAAAACCACTTCGTACACGCCAGGTGAAATGACGCGGCGGGAGCCGAACGGCCGCTCTTGAAGCGGCCGCACACTTCATGACCCCCCTCTGGCCCGAGCCGGCCGCGCTCAATGCCTACCAGTGATCGAGCCGAAGCCGCTTCGCGGCGCGGCTTAAGAGAACTACTTCTCGCTATGTGGGACCCTGGCCGCGGCCGCCCTCTTCTTGCTCACTGCCTTGGCTGTTTTCTTGGCGGGCTTGGCGGGCTTGGCGGGCTTGGCGGGCTTGGCGGGGTTATGCTGCTCCAGCAGCTCCTGAACTTGCGTCTTGCTCAAGCCACGAATCAGCGCAATCTTGTCGAGAAATTCCTGGCGAGGACGGGTCTCGGTTTGCTCCCAGTTATACAGTGCTTGCGAACTGGCGCCGAGCAACGGTGCGAATGCATCGCGAGACAATCCAAGTCTCTCTCGCAACTTGCGCAGAAGCGCGCCGGAGTACCGTGACTGCTTGCCAGAGTCGTTGGAACTGGCCTTGACCGCCACACTCTTTGGCGTGCCTTTAGCCAACTTCACAACATCCCGATGCAACCTGTCTATTTCGCTCTTGAGCGCAGCGATCGCTTTGCGCTGCGCCAACACCTGCGCACGAAGCGGATCGATCTGCTGCCGCATTTCCTTCCGTGCCAGACGGGTGATCTCTTCTTTTAGAACCGTAGCGATGTTCGGCATGTAGTCTTCCTTATGTTCAGGTTTGAGGATAAACGATCGCGTCATTGGCACCTAATCCCAGCCCCGCGTTCCAGGCCAAGGCGATCTAGCTGTTCTTCCCACAGGATGGGCGGGCTCATGCCCAGCCGGTCGATCTGCACATCAGGAACGGTGTCATCCAAAATCCCCGCGATGATCTCAGGCGCCAGCAACGTCAGGTTGATCATCCGACCGACATAGCTGTTGTCGGTCGATTCGCGTTCCGCAATCTCCTTCGCGGAGGCGACCTCGCCGCTTTCCAGCATGCCCCGCCATCGAAAGCCACGGGGCAGCGCGCGCTGTAACGAAGTCAGATCGGACTCCGACGCTGCTGCTGAGATGTCTTTTGGGGTCCCGATCCGCTTTCGCCCCGCTCGCCGGGTAATGCTCACCGGCAGGATGACCGTAAGCGCTCCGTCGCTGGTGACGACGATGTTCGGCGACCCGGCAATCTTCAGCATCGGCTTCATGCTGCCACCGCCTTGCGCTCAAAGTCGCTGGCAAGCGTGGCGATGCCATTGGGATGAAACCTAATCTCGATCGCCTCGGGACGCACCAAGACCTGCTCCACCAACAGCTTGACGAGCCGCTGTTGCTCAGCGGGAAATAGGGCATCCCAAACCTGATCGAATTGCCGCATTGCCACGGTCACCTTCGCTTCGTCCAACCCGCGGTCGATAGCAGCGGCCTGCTGCGTAATGAGCCGAAGCATGTCCTGGGAGGTCAGCAGCGTGCGCAAGTACGACATGACAAGGGATTCAAGCTCCTGCGCCGGAAGGCGCGGCATTTTGGTGGCCGCCCTACCTTCGTGAATCTGCGCGGTACTGAGGTAATAGCGATACATACGTCCGTTGCGCTTGGTCGTATGCCACGGCGTGAGGGCGCGGCGGTCGGGGCCGAACACAAGGCCTTTGAGAAGGAAATGCACCCGCGCGCGGCTGGCGTTGCCGCGTGCGTGCGAGTTCTTTGCCAGCACGGCATGCACCTGTTCCCACACGGCCACCTCGATGATGGGCGGGTGACATTCCTTGAAATACTGATCTAGATGCTTCAGTTCGCCCAGATAGGTGCGATTGTGCAGGATCTTCTGGATCGTGCTCCTATCGTGCGGCTGGGGCTCCCGACCCCTGCCATCACGGGTCGTCCAGGACTTGCTCTGGTAACCCATGCCCCGCATATCGTTGACGACAGTCAGGATCGACTCCGTTTCGATCAGCCGCTGAAAGATCATGCGGACCTGCGCCGCTTCGGCGTGGTTAATCACCAATCGCCGATCCTTGACGTCATAGCCCAGCGGTGGGATGCCGTGCATCCACAGCCCCTTCTTCTTGCTGGCCAGCATCTTGTCCCGTACACGATCGACGGCCAACTCCCGCTCAAACTGGGCGAACGTCATCATCATGTTGAGGGTCATCCGACCGACCGCATCCTTGGTGCTGAAGTTTTCAGTGATAGATACCAGCGTGACCTTGTGCTGATCCAAAAAATCGATGAGCACCGGGAAGTCGCGCATTGAGCGCGTCAACCGATCCAGCTTGTAAACCACCACCACATCGATCCGTCCCTGTCGGATGTCCTCCATCAAGCGCTGCAGCACCGGGCGATTCATGTCACGGGCCGAGACCGCCAGCTCGTCGTAATCGTCGGCGACTTGCGCCCAGCCCTCGCTGCGCCGGCTCGCGATGTAATTCGCGCCACCGTCTCGCTGCGCTTCGATGGAGTTGTATTCGCGTTCTAGCCCCTCCTCGTTGGACTTGCGCGTATAGACAGCGCAGCGCAGGCGGCTTGGGCTGGCGGCGTTCATGCGGCCAACCTGACCAGTACGGCCTCTAACACCCGACACTCCAGCGGAAGGACTTCATGCTTCTTGAGGAACCGGCTGATCATTTTCCTGGAATCCTCCACACCGGACAGGTGATCCCAACCGCAGAATGCAATGCAGTCGAGATGTCCAGCAGCCGCATCGAGTAGCATTCGTTGGAAATCGGGCCGCATCTGTGTATCCGGGCAGAACCCGTCGTCCGTGTACAACGTGATGATCGGGAAGGGATCAGTACAACGCTCAAGCGTTCGCATGATGACTTTGCGTTGGAAGCCGACTTCGTCCCGATCTTCCGAGAACGTATGGCAGTAGACAGCAACTCGGAGCGGCTCACGGATAGCGGACATGGTAGATCCTCAAGGTGCTTTGATTCGCAGCGCCGACAGGGCTCGCACGAACCAAGGAGAAGGGGGAACCGCGCGGGCGGTGACGGCGTCTGAGTCGACGGGCTTATCGGAGACGGCATCAGGTGTTTCAGGCACGATATGCGCAGCGACAATCAGCGGGATTCCAGCGTCTTGGAATCGAACTCGAAGGCGTAGATCGTCCATGTAGGATCGCGTGAGCCGATCGTTGGACGTCACCACAATGGCCCGAACAAAGCCGGCATCCACGTGCTGGAGCAGCGCTTGCAGTGCGGGCCTTCGCACTGTCGACCCAGCCATGCCCTCGTCGCAGTACGTCACTGTGGCGAGTTCGCCGAACTGCGCCTCGGCCGCGCGCTGCGCAGCCTCGTATTGCTGGGCTATGGCTTTGGCGTCGGGCTGGTCCGAACGCGCATAGATCACGATGCTGCCGCTGTTCTTTTGATGGCTCATGCCCCCTGCTCCTTCTTGTCGTGATTAGATCGCAAGCCAAAGAACGCTGGCCCCGACCACCGGGTCCCGGTGATCTCCCTCGCCACCTTCGACAAGCTGCCGAACGTCCTGCCCTGATACTCAAAGACATCGCCGTCGAGCACCTTCACCCGGTGAACTTGGCCGTTATGGACGCGGGTAAGCACGCTGCCCACCAACGGAGCAACCTGCGTTTTCCGTCGGGAGACGCGCCCCGTATCGAGCAATTGTTTAACGCGCCGTTCGTTCTCTGAAATCAGCGACGGCTGGGATATCCGATACGCATCTTCTTGAATGCGATGAGCTAGTCGCCGCACCACGTACCGCCGGTTGTTGATACCCGGAGGTTCACCGAACAACGCGATCCAACGTGCTTTTAGTTGACTCCAAGGCATATCCGGCAATGCAGCAACCTGCGCTGCGGTAGACGCCGCTTCTTCCGACGATGACGATGACACGCTAGCCTCCAGGGCTCTCCAAGGAGTTGACATGGACACTCGGGTGGCCTGGTTTATCAAGTCCAACTTCGCCGGATGGCGACGACGTTCTGACCGCGCTCTTTCGCAATCGCACAAGCGCATACGCGATGATCTGTGCTACAGCCTGATTGCGATCAGCTGTCGATCGGATGGCGGCTTTTAACGGTTTCTCGCTCACTTCTCGCACTCCTTCTGCGGGATGGGCTTACCCGATTTGGATCGGCGACGTTCTTGGGGAGCACTTCGTCTCGGACCGCGACCTCGCCGTTGTTCCATTCGATGAAGCGAGCGAAGTCGTCACGGGCGCAGATCTGGCGCGGGCTCGTGACTTGTCCTTTGTATTTGGCGCGCCGCAGCACCCACTCCAATTTCGGACGCCGGTGGCCTGATGCGTGCGCCTCAGCCAACGCGAGGATGAAGTCGCGCTGCTTGCGATACAGAAATAGGTCCTGACCGTTCATTCGCAGACGCGAGCCATCCGCGCTGACGTCGAACCACAGGTTGTCGTCGCGCGGGCGCATCTGCACCGAAATCGCAGGCACCACCAAGCCACCTAGCCGATCAAGGTCGAGCAACAGCCCCTGCGGCTCCAATTTGGCGACCTGGATCAACGGCACTACCATGCGACTGGAATCGCTGATGTCGCGCGTGAGCACCTTGGACGTGGTCAGCACCATCTGGCTTGCAGCCTCCTCGTCCACCAGCGCCCGCACCACAGGCTCGTATTCCACGTGCCAACCGCATCGGAGCAAGTAGATCGAGACGCTGCCACTCGCGGTCGGCAACATCGCCAGTCGCCACAAGCGGTACGGCAACAGCTCGATTGCTCTGGCGCCGTCGCCTGCCATGGCCTCGCTCAATACCTTCGGTAACCACTCGTGGCGGACCTGAGCGGCCTGGAACGCCGGCCACGTGTCCACTTCCCCGCCGCAGACACCGCAGCGCAGCGCATGATCGCTGTAGCTATAGACCTGGCGTGTGTCGACAAAGCGGCACGCTTTGCAGGTCCAGCGCACAGCGCGTTTGGCCGGATGCATCGCACCCAGATCGATCAATGCACTTTGTAGGCCACCGCCGCTTGAAGGCAGCAGAGCCCCGACCGGTTCGGTTTCGAACCGGTGAAGGTAATTTCTGAGCAAGGCAAAGCTTCCTTACCGAAGGAATACGCGGACGTAACTGCCCGTCAAATCGTTTCCGATCTGAAGTTGATTCATATGCGTTTCGCAGGGGCGTACGTGCCCGTCAGGTCGCTACCGACCTCAAAGCGAATACAAGCGTTACAAGTGCCTCAGCGAATCGGCGAGGCCGATTGCAGATGCATACCTTGTTGTTTGCAAATCACGCGTTCGAAAACGTGGCCGCAATCGCGATCCGGAATGCCGGACGCTGTCCCTGGTAGGAAGTAGTTTGTATACGGGGCTGACAAGGTTGCCGTCAGCGTGTGGCGAAGTACCAATCCATTGTTCATTGTCAGGTCTCCTTGCTGAGACCGCTTTTAGTTGTTGTTGTGTTGCCTGAACAAAGACTATCGCGCAGATGGGCGGCCACGCAATATCACAAGCGCGCCCAAATGCAAATCACACGGGACTGTCTGAACGCTGATTCATTCTAGGTTAGAAAAACAGCCAATTTTTCGATGTTTTCTGTATGTGTTGCTATCGATTGCTAGCCATTCGTAGTTGGTTCGTAGCTGGTTTCTTCTTCCGTTCGTAGCCGACTTGGGTAGACGCTCTTTGTGCCGGTGCATTCGCGCCGACAGCACCAAGAGGAGTTCTCGCAGTGAGTACCACCCACCTGTCTACAGAGCAGCTGGCCGCGCGCTGGGGCGTTACCGTCGACACGATCGAACGGTGGCGATCCGAAGGCATCGGCCCGCGCTACATCAAAGTAACCCGCGCCATCCGCTATCGTCTGAGCGATGTCGAAGCCTTCGAGGATGTCTCGGTGCGATCACCCGAGGACACCTCGGCATCCACGGGAGCGCGAGCATGAGCCTCCTGCAACGCAGCGTGGACCGCTCGGCCACTGAACTGGCCGCATATGCGCCGGAGATGCTGCTTGACCTGAAGCGCGAGGCAACCGAGGCATTGGCCACCGCCAAGGCGCATGCCGACCTGGTCGACCAAGCACTGGCGCTGAAGTACAGCCAGATCGCTCAGGCGCAGCGCTTAGCCGCAGGAAAAGATGCTGGCTCGGTCACCTTCAACGATGGCCCGATCCGGATCAGTGTCGAACTGCCGAAGAAGGTCGAATGGGATCAGACCGTACTCTCGCGCATCGTCTCCCGCATCCAAGCAGCAGGCGAAGACCCTTCGGAGTTTGTCGAGGTCACTTACAGGATCAGTGAGAGCAAGTACAACGCTTGGCCCGCATCCATGCGCGCGACCTTTGATGCTGCTCGAACCCTCAAAGTCGGCAAAGCCACCTTCCGACTGTCGCTGCCGGGAGAGACCGCGTGAGCGGGTTTCCAATCATTACCGCCGATCAGCGGCTGGCAGAAACCCGCGGCGTCAAAGGCGTACTCGTCGGTCGCTGGGGCTTGGGTAAGACCTATCAGCTGTGGACGCTCGATCCGGGCAGCACTTTGTTCATCGACATCGAGGCGGGCGATTTGGCGGTGAAGGACTGGCCGGGTGACAGCTTGCGCCCCCGGACCTGGGAGGAATGCCGCGACATCGCCGTTCTCCTCGGCGGTCCAAACCCCGCGTTGCGCGATGGTCAGCCTTTTAGCCCGTGGCACTTCAACGAGGCGCGTCAGCGATTCGGCGATCCCGCTGAGCTGGCCAAGTACCGGACCCTCTTTATCGATTCGATCACCGTCGCCGGTCGGCTTTGCTTGCAGTGGTGCAAAGGCCAGCCACAGGCATTCTCCGACCGCACCAACAAGCCCGATACCCGCGGCGCCTACGGCTTGATGGGTCAAGAGATGGTTGCGTGGCTCACCCATATCCAGCACAGCCGCGACAAGCACGTCTGGTTCGTGGGCATCCTCGATGAGCGCACCGACGACTTCAACCGCAAGGTCTACGAGTTGCAGATCGACGGCTCCAAGACAGGGCTGGAGTTGCCCGGCATCGTGGACGAGGTGATCACGCTGGCGGAGATCGCGCCGAGCGACGGCGCCCCGTATCGCGCCTTCATTTGCCACACCGGCAATCCGTGGGGCTTCCCCGCCAAGGATCGCTCCGGCCGTCTCGACATGGTCGAGCCACCGGATCTGGGCCGGCTCATGCGCAAGCTCGGCGCCCCCGAAGCCGCCGCCCCCGACAAAACTTCACCCGAATAATCCGCAGGAATCCCATGTCCACCTGGAACAACTTCAACGATGCCGAGAACCCGGCGTTCTCGCTCATTCCCAAGGGCACGCTGGTCAAGGTCCGCATGACCATCAAGCCCGGCGGCTACAACGACGCCAATCAAGGTTGGCTGCATGGCTGGGCCACACGCGGCGATACCGGTGCTGTCTACCTCAACGGCGAGTTCGTCGTGATGGAAGGCAAGTACGCCCGCCGCAAGCTGTGGTCGTTGATTGGCCTGTACAGCGCGAAGGGACCGACCTGGGGTCAGATGGGGCGCAGCTTCATCAAGGGTGCCCTCAATTCAGCACTGGGCCTGCACCCGGACGACATGGGCGCGACCGCTCAGGCCGGGCGCTGCATCAGCAGCTTCGGCGATCTGGACGGCCTGATCTTCGCCGCCCAAGTCGACTGGGAGAAGGACGGTTACGGCCAGGACAAGGCGGTGATCAAGATGCCGATCATGCCCGACCACCCGCAGTACAAAGAGGTGATGGGTGCCGGCTCCGCAGCGTCGAGCGCGTCCTCGGCGGTATCGGCCGCTGTCCCGGCACTCGTCGCGCAGGCAGCGCAAACGGCGGCCCACGCCGGCCCCGTGGCCGGTCGGCCAACATGGGCGCAGTGAGGCGCGCGCCATGCCCACGAACACCAAGCTGCAAGACCTGTATCCGAACCGCAACGGCATCTACACGCCGTTGCGAAAACTCACCAGCGCTGAAGTCGAGGACCAGATCGAAGCGTGCCAGCGTTTGACGCAGCACCATCTCGATCACGCCGAGGCGTTGATCGCTTATCGCGACCGCGTCTTGGATAAGTCTCGTCATGGCCGATGACGTGCTGCTGGGCCTGCGGAAAGCCCGCCCGCGGCTTCGGCCATCTGGACCTGCGCCGCCGGATCGGTGATCCGCGGCGCACACCGTATCGCTGGGCGTTCTGTACGGCCACCTGCCAGAACGCATTCCATCAACTCTACGACACCCGATGCCGGAGCGATCCGGCGTCGGTAGAGGAGCTATTGCCTGTGACACACCCACTGACCCATGACGCACAACGCGCTTGCTTAAAGGCGCTGGCGTCTGTCGCCGATCGCATCGGGTTCGATGTTCCGCTCGCGCAGTACAACCAAGCGCAAGCCACCCAAGTGGTCGACGCCATCACCCAAGCCTACGAATCTGCGATTCGCGAGAAGTCGAGTCGGGCCGGCTACAAGGTCGTGCCGCCGCTCGACGGATTCGAAAACGACACTATTCCTTTTTGATTTTGGCATGCCTTTTTCTATTTTGGCATTTGCAACATTTCGCGTCGCAAATATGCTTGATTTCAATTCCCACGATCTGTCCGAACACCTGAGCGCGTTGGTCGATACCGCCATGGAGCGCGAGGCGGCGATGTTGCCGCCCCGCGCATACCTCGGCGCATCCAGTCTCGGTGACGACTGCGCGCGCCGTTTACAATTCCAATACTTCGACACGCCCAAGGACATCGGCCGGCATTTTCCAGGCCGTGTCCTTCGGGTATTCGCGCGCGGCCATCGAGTCGAGGACTGGATGGCCGACTGGCTGCGCCTGGCCGGCTTCGATCTGCGTGCCCGCAATGACCAGGGCGAGCAACATGGCTTCGCTGCCGCTCAGGGCCGGGTGCGCGGTCATGCCGATGGCGTCATCGTCGCCGGTCCCGACAGCTTTCGTTATCCGATGTTGTGGGAAAACAAAGCAGTCGGTGCCAAGACCTTCCGGGAGTTGCGGAAGAAACGACTCGCGGCCAGCAGGCCGGTCTACGCCACGCAGGTCGCGCTCTACCAAGCCTATCTTGGCCTGTACGAACATCCGGCACTGTTCACGGCGATCTGCACCGACGATATGTCGATCTACGCCGAGCGCGTGACTTTCGATCGCGGTATGGCGCAGCGCGCGTCGGACCGCGCGGTCGAGATCCTGCGCGCCTGCGACGCCGCCGAACTCCTTCCCCGCATCAGCACCACCCCCACCCATCACACCTGTCGGTTCTGCCCTTGGCAAGACCGCTGCTGGAGTCTGCCCCATTGAATACCTGGAACAACTTCAACGATGCATCACCCCCGAGCGTAGGCGGGCCGCCGGCAAGCCGCCACCGGGAAGAGACGCGCACCGCGCTGCTGCAACGATTGCAGTCGGTATTGACGGCCCTGTTCCCGAAGGGCAAAGCGCGCCGCGGCAAATTCACGGTCGGCGATGTCGCTGGCACAGTTGGCGACAGCCTGGAGGTCGAGTTGGCCGGCGACAAGGCCGGGCTATGGAAGGACCATGCCAGCGGCGAGGGCGGCGATGTGTTCGATCTGATTGCCGCTCACCACGGGCTCGATGCGCGGCGTGATTTTGCCAAGGTGCTCGATCAGGCGGATGCGCTGCTCGGCCTGGCGCCGCAATCGCCGGTGCCGTCGAGGTCCAAGCGATCCGAACCGGCGATGGACGACTTGGGGCCGCATACCGCGCGCTGGGATTACCTGACACCGGAAGGCGAGTTGATCGGCTGTGTGTACCGGTACGATCCGCCGGGGGGTAAGCAATACCGCCCCTGGGATGCGAAGCGCCGCAAACACCAAGCGCCCACGCCGCGACCGCTGTACAACCAGCCTGGGTTGGCCGCGTCGAATGAAGCGATCTTGGTCGAAGGCGAGAAAAGCGCCGATGCGTTGGTCGCGTTAGGCGTATGCGCTACGACGGCCATGAACGGCGCCAGCGCACCGATCGACAAAACCGATTGGTCGCCACTTTGCGGAAAGCACATCCTGATCTGGCCCGACAAGGATAAGCCTGGTTGGGAATACGCCATGCAAGCCGCACAGGCGGCATTCCAGGCCGGCGCGGAATCGTGCGCACTGCTGCATCTTCCCGAGGACAAGCCGGAAGGTTGGGATGCTTACGACGCGGTGGCCGAGGGCTTCGATGTGGAAGGCTTCTTGCGTGCCGGCGAGCGCACGTTCCTGCAGCCCGGCACCGATGACGCGCCGCCGCCGATCGACTTCGCCGGCCTGGACTGGAGCAGCGACGACGGTTTGGGTTTGGCGTTCACCCGGCGCTACGGCGACGACTGGCGTTACTGCGCGGCTTGGGGTCAGTGGCTCAGTTGGACCGGGACGCGTTGGAACCCGGATCGGACGTTGGTTCAACAACATCTGGTGCGCGGTGTCTGCCGTGCGGCGCAGGAATTCGCCGATCGGCCGACGCAGCGGTCCAAGCTGGCGTCGGCTTCAACCGTCGGTGGCGTTGAGCGGCTGACCCGTAGCGATCCGCGGCACGCGTCTTCGGCCGAAACCTGGGACAGCGACTTGTGGTCTTTGAATACGCCGCGCGGCATCGTCGACCTGCGCTCTGGCGCTGTGCGCCGGCACGCCCGTGGCGAGCACATGACCAAACTCACGACGGCCAGTCCGGGGGGCGATTGCCCGATCTGGCAGCGCTTTCTGGCCGACATTACCGGCAGCGATATCGCCTTGATTGACTACTTGCAATGCGTAGTTGGCTACTGTTTGACCGGGGTCACGCGAGAGCATGCGCTGTTTTTCCTCTACGGCACCGGGGCGAATGGCAAGTCGGTGTTCGTAAACGTTCTCGCCACCATTCTGGGCGATTACGCGACGAACGCGCCGATGGACACGTTCATGGAGGCGCGTCACGACCGCCATCCGACCGAGCTGGCCGGACTGCGCGGTGCGCGCTTTGTCGCGGCAAGCGAAACCGAGCAGGGCCGACGTTGGAACGAGTCGAAGCTCAAGGCGATCACCGGCGGCGACGCGATCAGCGCGCGCTTCATGCGACAGGATTTCTTCGAATATCGGCCACAGTTCAAGCTGGTGATCGCGGGCAACCATAAGCCGGCCATTCGAAACGTTGATGAGGCAATGAAACGGCGCCTGCATCTGGTGCCGTTCACCGTCACCATCCCGCCAGAAGGGCGCGATGCGCGGCTCACCGAGAAACTCCTGGCCGAACGCGACGGAATCATGGCGTGGGCGATTGAGGGTTGCCTGCGATGGCAGCGCCACGGCTTGCGTGCGCCGCAGTCCGTGATCGACGCGACCGACGAATACTTCGAAGGCGAAGACGCGCTCGGCCACTGGATCGAGGAGCGGTGTTTCGTGCATGACCAGTCCAGGGCTTTGGTCGCCGAATTGTTCGGCGACTGGCGAGATTGGGCTGAGAGCAATGGCGAGTTCGCCGGATCGGTCAAGCGCTTCTCCGACCTGCTCACGGGACGGCAGTTCGCCAAGCACAAAGGTGCAAAAGGGGCGCGGTATTTCCTCGGGCTGAGTCTGAAGCCCAAATCGTTCCAGCAATTCGGAGGTGCGAGCCATGAATGAAATCAATGATTTGGAAGGGCGGGTGGCGGACGAGGCTCGGCTGCCTATTCCTCCTTATGTATGTGTACGCGCGCACGTATATGGACAAATAGGCAATCGTGCCTCGTCTGCCACCCAACTCGCCGCGGATGATCCCCGAGTCGTGCTCACGCTTGATCTGGGCTCTACTCTGGGCTGGGCGTTGAGCATCTCCGGCCAGGCCATGAGCGGCACCGAGTCGTTCAAGCTGAGGCGCTTCGAAGGCGGCGGCATGCGTTATCTGCGCTTCGTCCGCTGGCTCGATGATCTCATGCGCTTCACCGGTCCCATCTCGACGGTGTATTTCGAAGAAGTGCGCCGCCACAAGGGCGTGGACGCCGCGCACGCCTACGGCGGCTTCATGGCCCAGCTCACGGCGTGGTGCGAGCGTCATGCGGTCCCGTATCAGGGCGTTCCCGTCGGCACGATCAAGAAGTTCGCCACGGGCAAAGGCAACGCCAACAAGGAAGCCATGATCGACGCGGCGAAACGGTGGGGCCATACACCCACCGACGACAACGAAGCCGATGCGCTCGCTTTGCTGCACTGGTCCATGGCGCACGGGGTGATGGCATGAACGTTCGCGAGTTCCGTTACCGCTGCCCGTTGGGCCATTTCGTACCGGCCACGCTGGATCTGGACCGGCTCAAGCGCCAGGGCTGGCGTGAGCAGGGATTACTCGTTGTGTCGGCCCAGGACGAACGCCTGGACTGGGTCGAGCGGCAGCTGTTGTCGCAGATCGCCGAACGCCTGTACGGAAAGCGGGAGAAGGTCAGTGGCTGAGTGGACGATGCAAAAGGTTGCCGACCGATTCCACGAAGCCGCCGTGACCGCACGTCAGTTGCCGCCCGCCAGGGTGCAGGGCTACGCCTCCTACTGGCCGGACATCCAGCGCCAGTCCTGGGAGGGGTACTCGGACGAACGTATCGTGCTGCGCTTCCGGGCATCGCCGGGAGCGATTGATCGCTTCGGCGAGACCGTGCGGTGGCTGCGCTGGCTGGACGGACAGCAACGTCGCCTGATCTGGCTGCGGGCACAACATGTCCCATGGCGAGAGGTGTGTGCGCGCACCGGACTGATCCGCAAGACAGCATGGCGCCACTGGCAGCATGCGCTGGTGCTGGTCACTGTCCACCTCAACGGGCCGCTGCCCCGCTTGGCAGAAGCAGAATCGAGCCCAACCGAACGGGCTTGCCAATGAGTTTCGGCTTGCGCCGGTTTAAACCGGCTTAAACCGGCTTAACCGGAAGTTGGGCATGTCCCAACTTCCCCGGTTTTGACCTAGCCTAGTCCCCATGCTGAGCGCGCTGTGCCATGAAGCAGCGCGATCGCTAGGGCCAGCCCGGAGTGCCTCCGCAGCCTCCTCTGCTCCGGGCTGGCCCGCCTTTTCCGAGCATGCTGATCGCAGTGCGCCGTCGTCAGTGATCCGTATTGCCATCCGACTTGGGTGGCGGGTCAAGAAGGTGCAAGCTCAGCCACGTCAGTCCAAATTTCTTAAGGTGTCGATCAAGGATGGGAGTGAGACGCTCTCCGACCGCAGCGAACGATGCTTCTGCTACTTCTTCCGAATGGCGGGTGACGTAGACATCTTTGCTGCCGGGAATCTCGCTAAGCGCTCGTTCAACCAACTCATGCACCGGGAGTGCAGTTTGCTTTGGGACCATACGTTTGACAGTAATTAGAAATCGTTGCATAGGCGCATCAAGTGCTTTGGCAGGGCGGCTGGGACAGCGTACTCGAGTCCCTCATACATCGACAGTCCGTCGCTCCTGGCGCAGAGCGCAATTGCTGATATGGCTGACGGCTTGACGCCGTAGTCCGCGTCTAGGGAATGCGATGTCGCCAGCACTGATCAACATGGAGCCACTTTTGCCCCAGCAGCATGATCGCCCGGTCACACGGCGTGTTGATGATCAGTCCAGCTGCTCCAAACCGTAACGGTCCAAGTGGTCTTCCGGAATGGTGGGCTCAGTCTCCCCATCCCATTCAAAGCTCAGTTCGACCTCGGTGTTGCTGCTTCGCTCTATTCGGACGTGCTCCAGTCCCTCGATGGATTGGAAGTAGGCCAAGGCGCAATCTCGGAGCGGCAGTATATCCAGCAGCGAGCCGAGTTTACGCCTGAGTACCACTGAGCGCCGGGCCATGTCGATCCCTTTTCTTTCCATCAAACCGCATCGGGGCGTAGCAGGCGAGCCTCGGACACGATCGTGTCTCGGCAACGTGATGGATTCCACGTTGCAAGGTTTAACCGTTCGATGTTTCGCAGCATGGCCGCGGCGGCGGGGCGCGACCGTCTTCTGGCCGCCATAATTTGGTCCAGCTTTGGTTGGGATGCTGATCGCGGTGGGTCAGGAACGCCAACGAGCGAATGTCCACTAAGCATCGCCAACGCTGCGAGTCAGGGTCGAGCCCGTGTCTCGTCCAGGGAAAGTCCAAAGCGAGCTAGATAGCTATCTCGTATGTCAGGCGGCAATCGCCCGGCCCAAGAGAACGAGACGCCAATATTTCCGCCGACGACCGGTCCAATGCAGACATCGCTCACGCCCACCGCAGCCCCACTGACGACGGAATGAACAAGCTCAGGCAAGGGGATTAGGTCAAAGCTAGTCCCCGGAGAACGACGCAGTACCAGTGAAACCCGGTGCATCAATGACTCATTTGAGCGCTGGCAAATCTACCCGCGCTCCGACGTTACTGCCTCGGTGTTCCCCGCAGCGTGATGAGCCATTGCTTAGGGGCGAGAAGTCGCGTCTAGTCCGCTCCGAAATCTATCCAGCGCAGCAGTCCCCTCAGTAACCTGCGCGGCAAGATCTATGTCGATACGACACAGGCCGAATCGGTTGAGCGAGGCGTTGTCGATGGTGGGCGGGCTTGTACCCATCCAGCAAAAGGAAACGAATGCCGTTTCCCCTTCAATGCGCTCCATGCGGGGGTTTATGACTCCGAGTACGCCATCAATGACGGCCTCGGCGAGTTCGCCCAGAGGCAGATCATTGAAGCCCGTGTTTCCAAAACGCTTCAACGCGATCAGCTGCCGAGTCATGGTCAACCTCCCTCGGGCGCCAAGCTGTGGGAAAGCGATACGACTTGGGGGCACCCGCTATGGAACAGCGTGCTTACGATGGCACCGGAACTGTGAATAGTTCATAGACCCACCCAGGCGCGCGACGAGCGGCGCGTATAGCCGTGGAGTCACGGCGCGGCGAGCCCCCAGGCCCCACTGACTGCGGCCCACAGCGCGCCGCACGTCGCGCCGTTCAGCCTGAAATCGCGGGTCCTTCCCCGCCGTCAGGTGGCGCGGGGGGGCATAGCCGCAAAACCTCGCTAGCGTCAATCTTTTTCTTCGGGTTTGCAGTCCCTGCAACCCCGGTTCGCACTCGGATATTCCTTGAACCTCCAGATCGAACAGCGCCCCATCGAGGCGCTTATTCCGTATGCCCGCAATGCGCGCACGCACTCCGATGCGCAGGTCGCGCAGATCGCCGCGAGCATCGTGGAATTCGGCTGGACGAATCCGATTCTAGTCGACGGCGCCAGCGGCATCATCGCCGGCCACGGCAGACTGCTCGCTGCCCGGCAACTCGGCTTGGCCACCGTTCCGATCATCGAACTGGCCCACCTGACGCTCGCGCAGAAGCGCGCGTACATCCTGGCCGACAATCGCTTAGCCGAGAACGCAGGCTGGGATGAAGAACTGCTCGCGCTAGAACTGGCCGAATTGCGCGATGCCGATTTCGACCTGGACGTGATCGGTTTCTCCGAAGAGGAACTGGACGAACTGCTTGGCAATGGCGAGAACGAGGGTCAGACGGACGAGGACGCTGTTCCCGAAGCCGACAGCAAACCGGTATCGCGGGCGGGTGATGTCTGGCTCTGCGGAAACCACAAGGTGATCTGCGGCGACGCCACGAGCGCGGAACACTACGCGGCGCTGCTCGGCGACGAGCTGATCGACATGACCTTTACTGATCCGCCCTACAACGTCGATTACGGTAACAACCCGCGCGACAAGATCCGCGGAACGCAACGCGAAATCCTCAACGACAACCTCGGATCGGACTTCGGTGGGTTCTTGGAGAGCGCTTGCCGGCAGATGCTGGAAGTCACCAAGGGCGCGATCTACATCGCCATGTCCTCGTCCGAGCTAGATCGGCTGCAGGTCGCGTTCCGCACGGCAGGCGGTCGCTGGTCCGACTTCATCATCTGGGCCAAGAACCAGTTCGTGATGGGACGCGCCGACTACCAGCGTCAGTACGAGCCGATCCTCTATGGCTGGAAGGAAGGCAACGACCGCTTCTGGTGCGGCGCGCGCGACCAGGGCGACGTCTGGTTCATCGACCGACCACGCAAGAGCGAGCTGCACCCGACGATGAAACCGGTGGCGTTGGTTGAGCGGGCGATCCGCAACAGCAGCAAGACGCGCGATCTGATCCTCGATCCGTTCGGCGGCTCGGGCACGACCATGATCGCCGCCGAGAAGACCGGTCGCCATGCCCGCGTGATCGAACTGGACCCGAAGTACGTTGACGTCATCGTGCGCCGATGGCAGGAATTCACCGGCCAGGCCGCGAGCCGGCAGACCGACGGCGAGTCATTCGATGATGCCGCTCGCGAGACCGAACTTGCCGGGAATGCATGATCCGTCCCGCGTACTACAACGAGATCGATCCGTATCTGTGCACGTGGCTACGCAACCTGATGACCGCGGGCCTGATCCCAGCCGGCGATGTGGATGACCGTGACGTCCGATCTGTTTCCGCAGACGATTTGCGCGGCTACGTCCAATGCCACTTCTTCGCCGGGGTCGGTGGCTTCCCTTACGCCTGCCGGCTCGCCGGCTGGCCCGACGGCGAGGAAATCTGGACAGGCGGCTTCCCCTGCCAGCCGTTCAGCGTCGCAGGAAGACAGCGCGCGCAGGCGGACGACCGTCACCTCTGGCCGGAACTGCATCGCCTTATTGCATGCGCGCGACCCGCTGCATTCCTGGGCGAAAACGTTACTGGCCTCATCCCGCTGGCGCTCGACGGAGCTCTGTCTGATCTGGAGGCCGAAGGCTACGCCAGCCGGGCGGTTGTTGTTCCAGCTTGCGCCGTCAATGCCCCGCACCGACGCGACCGAGTCTGGATCGTCGGACGGCGTTTGGCCGACGCCGCTGGTGCCCAGCGGGGGACGCAGCGTGCCGCCGGGAACGACGGCGATTGGCAAGATGCCGAACGGGAAGAAGCGCACCGTCGAACTGGCGCATCTGGCGAAGCTGGTGTGGCCCACCGCGACGGCGAACGATGCGGAGAAGCGCGGCGACTTTGCGGCCGAGCGGCGCAACGGCCTGCCGGGGGTGGCGAAGGCGGTCTGGAGCACGCCGCGCGCGAGCGACGGAGCGAAGGGCAGTCCGGGCCAACGCTTCGGCAGCGGGGCCATGTTGCCGCTGCCGGCGCAGGCGGTGTGGGCAACGCCGACATCGCGGGATCACAAAGATGCATCGAGCATTGGCAGCGCACCGGAGAATGCGCTGCTTGGGAGACAAGTCAAACCCTCGCCGGCCGGCGGATACCTGAATCCGGAATTCGTCTTCTGGCTCATGGGATACCCGCCCGAATTCCTCGCCTGCGCGCCGCCGGCAACGCGATCGTCCCGCAAGTAGCTGCAGAAATATTGAAAGCGCTACGAACTTGAAACAGGTTTGGGCGTAGATGACGTAAAACATTTCTGCTTTTGGCCGCGCCTATCATCGACGCCCGTTCTAACTGATGCCGACATCTGACGCCGGAAGAGGGGACGAGATGAAAGTTTTCGCGTCGATCCTAATCTGTTTAGCTCTAAGCGGATGTTTTTCTAAGAAGGTGAAATCGACGCCTCCGGACCTCGAGGACGCATCCGCTACAGTTGAGATTAGAAAAAGTGAAGATCCGAGGCTTACCGCCTATGAGCTAAGTGAGCTGGATCGGAAGAAGCTTGAGGCGAAGCTAACAGAGGTCCTGGAGTTCTGTCAGCCTAGGCTTTCCGGGTTTGAACTCGAGTCCAAGAAGCAGGCCAAACGAGCATTCTGGCTTTCGATGTCAGGTCTAATAGCCGGCTCCGTGATCGGACCTGCCCTTGCCGCAGCTAACGCATCGGCGAACTCTGCGTGGATTGCAGGCCTAAGCGGCTGGGGTGGGGCGACGAACTTCGCGGCACAGAACCTTCAGACCTCGGGCCTAAGTGGTGCAACAATTGCAGATACCCGAAACACAATCATTCGAAACGTTGGCGAGCAGATAAAGATCGCAACCAACGGTGAGAGGACCTTCGAGGAGCGAAAGAACGCACTGCTGCAAGCGCGCGCGGAATGCATTCTGTACCAGATCGCTGTCCCGGCGGCACAGTCGCATAAGAAATAGCTTTGCGGCTAGGAGTGCTCGACGCAGGTCGACTTTTTTCGTATGGCGCCAGTAACAGATGGCCCACTGTTAATAATCGACGGCAAGGCGAACGTAGCGAGCGTAGTCGTATCTTCCGGGCGGACGTACAGCGTCGGGTAGCCCGGCGCTTGCACCGCAATGCAGTGGCCCGCGCGTCCCTTAAATGTTGTAATCCGGTCCTGGGGGCGGAAGAAATCACGCTAGAAGGCGAGATACTCGGTTTGGGTCATGTTCTTGTGCTCGATGACCAAAACCAACTCCGATTCAACCGGGCAACCGCTTAGCTCGCGTCTCAACGCGCGCGAGTTCTCGGGCTTTCGGCTAAAGCGAACTGAGACTTGGTAGGACGGAAGAATCGCAGTGGTCATGGGGCTTTCCTGCGTTGGGATCCCATGAACGCTTCCTTCGGCGAAGACGCCAAGCGAAATCTGTTCGATTCCTCGCCGTCGTGGTGCTGCGTTTAGGTGTCGGACAAGGTCAATCATTCTCTTTGGCGCAACGCGGCCGGGCGGTTGCCCGGCCGCGCGCTGCATCACTCTTCTTCTTCGGAGGCAACTTCGGTCGTCACCGCTTCCTCGGTCTTGATCCGGTAGACCCGGTCTTCCTTGCCGTTCTTTTCGTTCATCACTTGGTAGCCCTTCTTCTTCAGGGTGCCGGCAAAGAATCCGCGCACCGAGTGCTGTTGCCAGTCGGTCGCCGCCATCACCTCCTTGATGGTCACGCCCTGCGAGCGCATCAGCAGGGCGACGACTTGGTCGATGCGAGTTTCCTTACGCTTCGTCGGCGGCTCTGCGGCCTCGGGGCTTGCATCGCCCGCATCGCTGCCGTTGCTGTCTTGCTCGTCCGCGTCATCCGTACTGCCCGAGGCGTCGGAGTCGGCGTCATCGGCGTCGGCCACTGCGGTATCGGTATCGGCCTCGCCGCTCTGGCTGTCCGCGTCGTCGCCGCCAGAGGCAGTCAAGTCGCCCTCCTCGCTTGCGGGCGGTTGCTGGTCGACGGCCTCGTAGCCGGCGGCGGTGAGCGCGTAGCCAGAGCCGTCAGCGGCAATCAGGTCCTCGCGCAGCAGGCCGCGCACCACGGCCCCGCGCGCGCCACCCTTGAGGTTGTCGGGGTAGTTCTCGATGCGGCCTCCGGTGTCGATAGCGAGGAGGATCAGGGCGCGCTGGCTGTCGGTAGGTTGGGTCATGGCAGTTTCCTATATTTAGAAATGGTGGGTTTATGTAAGCGCGCCTTGCGGTTGCAAGGCGCGCGATGGCTAGCCGGCCAGGACTTCGGCGATGGCCTGTTTGACGTTGAGTTCGCCGTTCGCGATGGCGACCATGACCTCATCGTTGAACATCTGGACGACAAGGCTGGCGCGGCGTTCGAGTTCTCGCTGCGCCATTCCGTGCCAGTCCGTGATAGCGAGTAGCTGGGCCAGCGCGATGCGGTTGCGCGACTTGATCCCGCGCAGGTAGTCCTTCAAAGCGTCTTTGGGGTCTTCCATTTTTGGCCTCCATGGCCGTGGTTGGTGTGGGGACATGAACGCTTCCTTCCCCAACGAAGCCAAGCGGATTCAGCGATAAAGAACGCTCGTTCTCGATTGCAGACAGGTGTCGGACAGGAATGCCGCGCGACGACAAAAAAAACGCCCCTCGCGGGGCGTTGGCATGCATTTCGAGGATCAGGAAATTCGTCGTTGCCTGATCGCAGTTGGAATCAGCACGTCACAAGCTTTCTGCTCCAACCATCGGTATGCGGTTAGCGCCACCTCTGGGATGGGGGCGGTGACGATCGTCTCCGCTCGCGGATCATCCGACCAATCCGCCGCGTCGCCCTCACCTAGCCACGTGCTGCCGACCATAACGTGCCGCTCCGTGGGTAGGGCGTCGGCTTGGCTGCCGCCCGCTGCGCGCATAGCGGCGGCGTAGCCGGCGAGATAAGCGGCTGTCAGCGCCGAGTCGAGGCTGCTGGTAGACACGCTATGGAATCCGACGCTGTCGCTATCGTTAGCGTCGAGTGTCGATACGTCCAGATGTTGTTGCGCGATGGTGGTGAGCGTCTTCCGGTTCATGGCGGCCTCCGTGGCTGTGTGTTTGGGTGGACGCATGAACGCTTCAATTCGCAACGAAGCCAAGCAACATCAGCGCATTTCGCGCGCTGCGGCAGTTCTCGGACAGACTTTGGACAGCTTGCGATTGAAGCTGTCCGACGGCTGTCTCGATACGTGAAGTGGGACGAACACCGCTTTGCTTCCTCTCCGAAGGAAGCGTTCATGCCGTCGCCGCAACGACGCGGGGACAGCGGGAACTACGATATGGATGCGATTTACCGAAGCGAACTGGCCAGGGATTTACGCTCGTGCGCGAGCCGCCTGGATTTCTTGACGAACCACGCGCGCGCGCGGTTGCTGGCGGACAACGAGTTCGAAACGCTTTCGACGCGATTGTCGGTGGCGCTCGGCATGGTGCTGGCGCATCACAGCGAAGGCTATCGATCGCAGCCGATTCAGTCCGAAGTGCTACGGAACTTGATCGATGGCTGCGACGCCGAGTTGTCGTCGTGGGAGCGGCACATCCTGGCGCGCCACAACAAAGCGCGGCGCAAGCCCACTGGAGAGGCGACACCGGCCGAGCACGCGTTTCGCGGGGTCATGGCGATGATCGACCGCTACCTCGATGGCATCGACCCGCACGAGCCGACACACGCCATCGCGCGAGCCATCGAACGGATGGAAAGGCTGATGAGCTGCTATCCGCACGATGACGAGTTTCAGCACGGACTGGCGCATGCGGTCAGCGGCTTGGAACAGGCCATGGCCGCAGCTGAGTGTCAGGCGGCCTGATTCAACAACCTACTTTCAAGCTGTCCGACACCTGTCCGGTTGGGCGATATAGTGCTTTGCTTCTGCTTGGAATGAAGCGTTCATGTGCTCGCCGCAACGACGCGGCGTCTCCAAGAAGATCCACCATGAGCGAGCATCACCGTAATTTCGGTAGCATCACCCGGAGTCTGACCAAGTTCGAAGTGGACATCCACGACATGCTGGCGCATGACGACACCGTCGCGCTGGTGCCCGAAGATTTGGAAGCGGCTGGAAAGCTGAGCCGAAGCTGTTGGGCGGTCGTCGCCATGCTCTGCGGGGCGGCCGGTGTCGACTTGCCGACCGAACCGGATTGGGACGACATCCTCACGGACATAAACGCGACGCTGGATAAGCAGTAAGCCGGGAGTGGTAAGTCCCCAGCGCCCGATGGGCGCTGGGGCGTTCCCTCTTCTTCGTTCACGCGGAGCTGTCCGCGCGCTGTCTTCAAGTAGGAACTCGCTTCAATCTGCTTGCGATCGCCTTGGGAAGAAGCATTCATGCGTTCGCCGCAACAACGCGGCGACGCCGAGAGAACGAAATGCCCAACATGTCGCATTGCCGATTCCGTAACACGCTGGTCGATCTGAACGAGTGCCACTACTGGCTGGAGGCGTTGATCCACGACGAGAAGGTCGGTCCGCTTTCGCGCGAGGAACTGAGCGCTGCAAAGGAACTGGTGACCACCTGCCTGGACATCGTGAACGCCATTTGCGAGGCGGGAGATGTGGACGTTGCCGACGATCCCGATTTGGCGCGGTTGGTTGACAGGTTCAACCGCGAGGCTGCCGCGAGCTGAAAAAAATCGGAGGACGCAAACCCCAGCGCCCGTAGGGTGCTGGGGTTTGCCCACTTCACTTCTTTCATCAATCCATCTGCGTCGAGGCCGGCGGTCGCGGAGACTCTACCGAATCGAATCCTTCTATCGTGGGAATCTCTATCCGAGCCTACGGCCGCCATCGCGGCGTGTCCGACACCGCTGTGCGCAAAGCCATCGCAGCCGGCCGCATCACCGCCGAGGCGGACGGCACCATAAACGCGGCGCGCGCCGACGCCGAATGGGCCGCCAGTACCCGCGCGCCGGACGCGCCCCTAGCGGCGACAACGCGGCCAGCGCGTGCGCGCGCGGTCAACGGCCCACCGGTAGACGACGTCGGCACCGTGACGCCGGCCAGCGCGGCGGGTGGCGGCAACACCTACGCGCAGGCTCGCACCGCCAACGAGGTGCTGAAGGCACAGCACCACAAGCTGCGCATCGCCCAACTGAAGGGCGAGTTGGTCGACCGCTCCCAGGTGATGGCGCAGGTGTTCGCGCTGGCGCGCGCTGAGCGCGATGCCTGGTTGAACTGGCCGGCGCGCATCAGTTCGATGCTCGCGGCCGAACTGAACATTGATCCGCATGTCATGCACGTCGCGCTGGAGCGCGGCGTTCGCCAGCACTTGGCCGAACTCGGCGACTTCAACGCACGATTGGATTAACCCTTGTACGACGGCTTTGACGACGTTGCGCGGTTCTGGCGCGACGGCCTGACGCCCGATCCATTTCTCGACGTGTCCGATTGGGCGGATCGTGACCGGGTGCTGTCCAGCACCTCGTCGTCGGAGCCCGGCCGCTGGCGCACCGCGCGCACGCCGTACCTGCGCGACATCATGAACGACCTGTCGCCGGCGTCGGCGACCGAGCGCGTCGTCTTCATGAAGGGCGCGCAGGTCGGCGGTACGGAGTGCGGCAACAACTGGATCGGGTACGTCATCGCCTGCGCGCCAGGCCCGATGATGGCCGTGGCGCCCACGGTCGAGATGGCCAAGCGCAACTCGAAACAGCGCATTGATCCGCTGATCGAGGAATCACCGTCGCTGCGCGAGCGCATCGCGCCATCGCGCGCGCGCGATGCCGGCAACACGATCCTCGCCAAAGAGTTCCGCGGCGGCGTGCTGGTGCTGACCGGCGCGAACAGCGCGGTGGGTCTACGCTCGATGCCGGTGCGTTATCTGTTCTTGGACGAGGTGGACGGCTACCCGCGTGACGTCGAAGGCGAAGGTGATGCGGTCGCGCTGGCGGAAGCCCGTACCCGAACGTTCACCCGCCGCAAGATCCTGCTGGTTTCGACGCCAACCATTGCCGGCGCCAGCACCATCGAGCGCGAGTACCTCGCGTCCGACCAGCGACGGTACTTCGTGCCGTGTCCGCATTGCGCCGAGATGCAGTGGCTGCGGTTTGAGCAACTGCGATGGACTTGGGGAGATTCTCGTTCCGCGCGATATATCTGCGAGGGTTGCGAGCAGCCGATCGGCGAGCACCATAAGACCGCGATGTTGGCCGGCGGCGAATGGCGGGCTACGGCGCCGCAGAACAAAGGCAAGACAGCCGGCTACCACCTTTCGTCCTTGTACTCGCCGGTCGGCTGGCGCAGTTGGGCCGACATCGCCGCCGCGTGGGAATCAGCGCAGGGTTCGGCGACGGCGCTGAAGGCATTCAAGAACACCGAGCTGGGCGAGACCTGGGAAGAAGAAGGCGAAGCCCCGGATTGGGAGCGCTTGCAGGAGCGGCGCGAGGATTACCGCGTTGGGACGGTGCCTGCTGGCGGACTGTTGCTGGCCGGCGGCGCAGACATTCAGAAGGACCGCATCGAGGTATCGGTGTGGGCGTTCGGCCGGGGCCGCGAAACGTGGCTGGTCGAGCATCGCGTCTTGATGGGCGACACCGCGCGTGCTGCGGTGTGGAACGAATTGGGCGCGGTCCTGTCGCAGCACTGGACCCACGCCAGCGGTGCGTTGTTGCCGCTCACCCGCATGGGCCTGGACACCGGTTACGCGACGCAGGAAGCCTATGCGTTCGCTCGCGGTGTTCAAGATCCACGCCTGCTGCCTATGAAGGGCGTCGGCAGTGGCGCGGCGCTGATCGGCACGCCGACCGCGGTCGATGTCAGCGTGCCGGGCAAGCGCATCCGACGCGGTCTGAAGTTGTTCGCCGTGGCCGGCGGCATTGCCAAGCTGGAGTTTTACAACGCCCTGCGGCTACCGATCGAAATCGGCCCGGACGGGCAGCCGGCGTTCCCCGCTGGCTATGTGCATCTGCCGAAGATCGATGGCGAGTTCTTGCAGCAATTGACCGCCGAACACCTGATCACCCGTCGCGATCGCCACGGTTACCCGCAGCGCGTTTGGGAGAAGCGCCGCGACCGTAACGAGGCACTGGACTGCTACGTCATGGCGCGCGCTGCCGCGATGCAGGCCGGCGTCGATCGCTTCGAGGAGCGCCACTGGCGTGAGTTGGAGCGAACGCTGGGTATGCAGCCCAACGAACCGCCGGCCATTCCCCGCCAGCCACCGCCGTATCCCACCCCACAGGCCGCCCCACTGGGCGGCCTTTCTGTTTCTGACCCACGCCGTGTGCGCCGGGTCATTTCGAGCCGTTTCATGCGATGACCGATCTTCCCTATACCTACGAGCAGCTGAAAGCGCTACGCAACGCGCTCGCGCGCGGCGAACGCCGTGTCAGTTTCGGCGACCGCTTGGTCGAGTACCGCAGCGTCGATGAATTGCTGGCCGCGATCCGCGAGATCGAAGCGGCCCTGGCCGGCACCGAAGGCCAACCGCGGCGCCCGCGCCGACTGTTGACCACCACCGGCAAGGGCTTCTGATGAGTTGGTGGTCGCGCGTCCGAACCGCGATGTTCGGCGGCTCGCCTGTGCATGAGGTCGCAGGTCACGGCCGGCGGTCGACAGCATGGCAACCCAGCAATCCCGGTGCGATCGCCGCACTCGTAGCGACCGGCGATGCGTTGCGCGTTCGCTCGCGCGATCTGGTTCGCCGCAATGCCTGGGCGAATGCAGCGATCGAGGCGTTCGTCGCCAATGCAGTCGGCACCGGCATCAAGCCGCAGTCGCTGATTGCCGACCAAACCCAGCGCGAAGCGTTGCACGCGCTGTGGCGCGACTTCGTGGACGAGGCCGACGCCGCCGGGCTGACCGATCTGTATGGCTTGCAGGCGCTGGGATGCCGTGCGCTGCTGGAAGGCGGCGAGTGTCTGGTGCGGTTGCGCCCGCGTCGCCCCGAGGACGGCCTGGCCGTGCCGCTGCAACTGCAAGTACTGGAACCCGAGCATTTGCCGCTGACGCTCAACCGCGAGGAACCCAACGGCAACGTCATCCGCGCCGGCATAGAGTTCAATCGGTTGGGCCGGCGGGTCGCGTACCACCTCTACCTATCCCACCCGCAAGACGGCTCGATGGCGCCGATGAGCCGGCAGGGTGGACTGGACACCTTCCGTGTTCCCGCCACCGAGGTGCTGCACATCTTCCGGCCACTGCGCCCGGGGCAAATCCGCGGCGAGCCGTGGCTGGCGCGCGCGCTGGTCAAGCTGAACGAGCTGGACCAGTACGACGATGCCGAGCTCGTGCGCAAGAAGACGGCGGCCATGTTCGCCGGCTTCATTACCCGCGATGGCCCGGAAGACCCGCTGCCGGGCGACGCACCACCGGACGAACACGGCAACGCACCGCTCGGCCTGGAGCCGGGCAGTCTGCAAATCTTGGAGGCCGGCGAGAGCGTTACGTTCGCTCAGCCGGCCGATGTCGGCGCGAGCTACGACGCCTTCCTTCGGTCGCAGTTCCGTGCAGTCGCTGCCGCGATGGGCATCACCTACGAGCAGTTGACCGGCGATCTGACCGGCGTGAACTACTCGTCCATTCGCGCCGGGTTGCTCGAGTTCCGGCGCCGCTGCGAGATGGTCCAGCACTCGGTGCTGGTGTTCCAGCTGTGCCGCCCGATCTGGAATGCGTTCGTCGACGCCGCGGTGTTGTCGGGTGCGATCGAGTTGACCGGCTACCGGCGCCGTAAGCGCCAGTACCGCGCATGCAAGTGGGTGCCTCAAGGTTGGAGTTGGGTGGACCCGGAGAAAGAGTTCAACGCGATGATCCTGGCGATCCGCGCGGGTTTGCTCTCCCGCTCGGAGGCCATTGCCAGCTCCGGCTACGACGCCGAGACCATTGATCGCGAAATCGCGGCGGACGCCCAACGTGCCGATGCGCTCGGCTTGGTGCTCGACACCGATCCCCGCGCCGTCGCCCGCAATGGCGTCAAGCACGCACCACCCCAGGCCGACTCTGCGGCCTTTGATACGAAGCCTACCGAATGACCGGACTGCCCCACCTGGCGGCGCGCGTGTTCAACACGCCGCTGCTGATTCAACGCGCCAAATTGGAAGTCATCCTGAGCGTGCTCGCTCCGAAGTTCGAACTGCAAACGTTGCCACCGCCGCAGATGGGGCCGCCGATGCCCGCCCCGGCGTTGGCGAACGAACAAGGCATCTATGTGTTGCCAATCCACGGCACCTTAGTCCAAAGGGCGGTCGGGTTGGACGCGCTGTCTGGCCTGACCAGCTATGTCTCGATCGCGCGCCGGCTAGATGCGGCATTAGCCGACGACTCCGTGCGCGGCATCGTCTTGGAGATCGACAGTCCCGGCGGCGAGGCCGCCGGCGTGTTTGATCTGGCCGACAAGATCCGCGCGGCAAGCGCCGCCAAGCCGATCTGGGCCGTCGCCAACGACGCCGCATTCTCAGCCGCGTATGCGTTGGCGAGTGCTACCAACCGACTGTTCGTTACCAGAACGGGCGGCATCGGTTCGATTGGTGTCATTGCGCTGCACGTTGACCAATCGCAGTCGGATGCGAATGCGGGGCTGAAGTTCACGCCGATCCACGCGGGCGCGCGCAAGAACGACGGCACGCCGCATGAGCCGTTGACCGATGAGGCCCGCGGCTCGATCCAAACCGAGGTCAACCGCCTCTACGAACTGTTTGTCCTGACTGTTGCCGACCAGCGTGGCTTGAGCGCCGAAGCGGTGCGCAAGACCGAGGCCGCGCTGTACTTCGGTCAGGACGCCATCAACGTCGGCTTGGCCGACCGCCTCGGCACGCTCAGTGATGCCGTGCAGCAGATGCATACCGAACTTGACGCCGCAGCGCGTCCGCTTTTCTTGGAGAACCCCACGATGTCCCTACCTGACGCCACGGTGCCCACCGTGGACACCGACGCCGTGCGCGCACAATCGCGCGCCGATTCCTTGGCGATTGCCGAGTTGTGCGAGCTGGCCGGTCAGCCGCAGTTGACCGCGGCCCTGCTCGCCGAAGGCGTAACGCCAGCGGTCGCGCGCCAGCGCCTGCTCGCGGCCAAGGCCGAGTCCACCGAGATCACCAGCCACTTGTCGCCGAACGCCCCTACCCCGTCGATGGCGACCTCGCTGGACGACAACCCGCTCGTCCAAGCGGTCAAGGCGCGCGCCGCCGCTACGCGAAAGGAACGCTGAAATGCGAATCACCACTTACCCGCCCTTCCAAGAGGGCTTGAACCTGGGCGATTTGCTCAAGTTCGAGGCCGACAACCTGTACTCGCGTGACCAAGTCACTATCGCGCCCAATCAATCGCTCGTGCTGGGCCAGATCGTCGGCCGAGTGAGCGGATCGAACCACGTCGCGGCGTTCGATCCGGCCGCGACCGATGGCCGCGAGATCGCCATCGGCGTGGCCATCGTGCCGATCACGACGACCAAGGACGCCAGCCCTGACGGCCTGATCATCGCGCGCCACGCCGCCGTGGCTGATCACGCACTGGTCTGGTCTGCCGCCATTACCCCCGAGCAACATGCCGCCGCGGTTGAGCAACTGCGCGCGCTAGGCGTCCTCGTGCGCCACGGAGTCTGACCGATGTCGATGAACAACCCGTTCCACAACCCGGCGTTCTCGATGAGCGCGCTGACCACGGCGATCAACATCCTGCCGAACCAATACGGCCGGCTGGATGAGCTGAACCTCTTCCCGATCAAACCGGTCCGCACGCGGCAGGTCACGGTCGAAGAGCGAAACGGCGTCCTGTCGCTGCTGCCGACCCAGCCGGTCGGCTCGCCGGGCACTGTCGGCAAGCGTGGCAAGCGCGCACTGCGCGCGTTCAACGTGCCGCACATTCCGCACGACGACGTCGTGCTGCCCGAGGAAGTAATCGGCGTACGCGCGTTCGGTTCGGAAAGCGAGCTGCAGACGGTTGCCGGCGTCATGGCCGACCACCTGCAGACCATGCGCAATAAGCACGCCATCACCCTGGAGCACCTGCGTATCGGTGCGTTGAAGGGCGTGATTCTTGACGCGGATGGCAGTGAGCTCGCCAACCTGTTCGACATCTTCAACATTGCGCCTAAGACGTTCGACTTTCAGCTGTCCAATCCCAATACGGACATCAAGAAGAAATGTCTGGATTTGAAGCGTTACATGAGCAAGGTGTTGCTCGGTGAGCGAATGACCGGCATTCACGTTCTGGTTTCACCGGAGTTCTTCGACGCATTTACGGGACACGACGCCGTAAAAGATGCCTATCGCTTGTGGCAGGACGGGCTCGTTCTTCGAGAGGACATGCGGTCGGACTTCCGATTTGCCGGAATCCGGTTTGAGGAATACATCGGCGAGGTTAGCGACGGCGAAGGAAAGACGCGGCGTTTCATTGAGGAGGGAGAGGCCCATGCATTCCCCCTTGGCACGATGGACACGTTCGCGACCTATGTCGCCCCGGCCGACTTCAACGAGAGCGTGAACACGTTGGGCCAACTGCTCTACAGCAAGCAGGAGCCGCGCAAGTTCGACCGCGGTACGGACTTGCATACCCAGTCAAACCCGCTACCGATGTGCCACCGACCGGCGCTGCTGCCGAAGCTCAAGATGTGATTCCGTTTGAGCAGATGGATGACGTAATCTTCGCAACGCTCGGCGTCGTCGCGCCTGTAAGGCGTCCGAACGTCTCATCGGCCCGCATCCCTCTTGTAGTGCGCGACGGCGTCGAGCGTCTTGGGGAATTCCAGCAGGTCATTGGCCGCGCACGGCACGTATCCGCTCGAAATCGTGAGTGGATGTTCCGTCGCGGCGATGAAGTCACGCTCGACGGGCGCGTTCAGATCGTCGAAGCGCTCGTAACGGACGACGGCCTCATCAACGAGGCGGTGTTGCATGGCTGAAACAGCGCCGACGTGGCTGTTGCTCCAACGCATCGCTGAGCGGTTGGCTGAGATTCGCTCAGATCGTGGCTACAGGACGGACATCGGCATGTCGGTCGCGCTGGAACCGGCCCAACATCCCGACGAAGAGGCCATTGGCCTGACGCTCGCCTCGCTGGGTATTCAACGCGATGCCAACAAGCCGCATGGCCGGCATCGTCTGCTGCAAGGGCTGGCCGAGGCCACGCTGCCGGCGTCACTGGCCGATGCCCATGCGCAATGCCACGCCATCGCAGCCGACATCGAGGACGCCCTCGATGACTGGATTCCGCTACCCAATGCGTTGCCGGTACAGGTCGAGGACATCGTGTTCCTTGATCGTCCCGAGGGGCTGCCAGTGGTCGCCGTCCAGGTCGCCCTGACGATCCGCTATCGCCGCTGATGGACATCTTCATTGACGCCAATGCCGTGCTGGATACGGCCAAGCGTGTGAGCGAGATCCCAGCCAAGGTTGCGGTGAGCCAAAGGCGCGCGCTGGGCACGTTGCGTCGCCGTTGGCCTGTCATCGCGCGGCGCGATATTCAAGCCGAGTACGCCTTGTCGGCCCAGCGCATCCGAGCCGGCGTCAGCGTGCGGACCACCCGGGAGGGCGTCGAGTTGGTCGGTGTAGCGCGCGGCGTGGGCCTGCGCAACTTCGGCACCCGCAAGACGGAAGATGGCCTGAGCTATTCCGCGCTGCGCGGTAAGCGCGGCTTTCGGCGCAAAGGCTTCGAGAGCCGCTACCGCGGTACGCCGATCGCCTTTGAGCGCACCCCGATCTCCGGGGACAAGCGCGTTCCACGCACTCCGATCCGTCGCCTGTATGGCCCGTCGCTGGCGCAGATGTTGCGCAAAGACGACCGGCCCGAGCGCATGGCCCAAGCGGGCCTGGACGTGATCACCGCCGAGATCGACCGGCTGCTGTTGCGCTCGTTGCGCCGCTGATTCCGCTGCCCACGGGGCAGCCACACCCATATATATGTAGGAGCAACGCGACCGATGGCCGCGCAGGACCTGTTTTCCTTTCAGGGCAAGGTTTACCTCGCCCAGCGCCAATCCAATGGCAAGCCCGGCCCGCTGCGGTGGGTCGGTAACGCACCCCAGCTCCAGCTCACGCTGGAGGTACAAAACTCGGACAAGACCGAGTCGTTCAGCGGCAATCGGATGCTCTACGGCCGTTTGGTCCAGAGCAAGACCGCCAACGTCAACCTGACCCTGGACGAGGCAACCCCGGAGAACATCGCCGAGGGGCTGTACTCGATTCCGGCCACCCTGCCGGCGGGCGCGATCAGCAACGAGTTGCTGCCTCCGGGCCTGAAGGCCAACGACCTGGTCGCACTCGACCGCGGCTGGATCAGCGAACTGTCGCTGACCGACAGCGCGACGCCGCCGGTTACGGTGCCGGCGGCCAACTGGTGGACCGAGTCGCCCTCGGCCGGCGTGATCGGCTTGCGCAAGGTGGATGGCCACACGCAGCCCTTCAAGGCGACCTACCAGCATGGCGAAACGGTCAACATCGCTCTGTTCAATACGCCGCCGCCGGAGCGCATGCTGTTCCTGGACGGCATCAACACGGTCAACGGCCGCCGCGCGAAGGTCACGCTGTACCGAGTGGCGTTCAATCCCATCGAGCAGTTGGATTTGATCTCGGAGGAATGGGGCAGCCTGCAGCTGTCGGGCGCGGCCCTGTTCGATGAGACCCGCGCGTTGGACCCGGCGCTGGGTGGGTTCGGCCGGATAGAAATGGTGAGGGCGTAATGGCGCGCAAAGTCCAACGCCCCAAGCCACCGGCCGACGAACTGACGGTGCTGCAACCGAATCGCATGCTGCCGCTGGGCGATCGCACCGTGACCGTCCGAGAGATCGGTTTCTTCGAAAGCCTGCGCTTGCACGCGCAGATCGCCGCGTTGGTCGCCGACCTGATTGAGCAAACCGACGACGGCAATATTGATCTGGGTCGTCTGCATCGCGTCTGCGCGCAGCACCCGGAGGCGACGGTCGAATTGCTGGCCCAGGCCAGTGATCAATCCGTCGAGTTCGTGCATTCGCTCAGTGCCGCGCACGGCGATCTGTTGCTGCTGACGTTCTGGGCGGTCAACGCCGATTTTTTTCTGCAGCGCGTGATCGCGGCGCTGGAACTGCGTCGCGCGGACCCGGCAACGACTGGCCCAGCGTCCTCGCCACCCTGATCGACCACGGCCACGACTGGCCGTGGATCGAGCGCGCCACCGCGCGCCAACTCGCCTTGTTCTACCGCGTCGCGATCCAGCGCGAGCGCGCACTGCGCGCCGAGCGAATCGAGGACGTCAACGCCGGCTTCGCGGGCGGGCGCGACGTCACCGCCTTTATCCAATCCCTTCGGAAATCCCCATGAAACTGATCGAGAACTGGCGCCAAGCTTGGCGCTTCGTAAGCGTGCAAGCGATGACCGTGGCCATCGCGCTGCAGGGCGTGTGGCTAAACCTGCCCGACGACCTGCGCATCCACGTCCCCGACCGCATCACAGCCACCGTGACCGCCGGCCTGTTGATCCTGGGCCTGATCGGCCGTCTGTTCCAGCAGCGAGGGGCCGATGGCACGACTCTCCGCTGAGCAGGCCGGTGGCCAGAACGTCGTCGCCTTCCTCGACATGATCGCCCACGCCGAGGGCGTAGAGCGCTTCAGCGAGCACGGCGGTTACGACGTATTGGTCGGCGGCAAAACGTTCACCAGCTATGTGGAGCACCCACGCAAGCTCGTCTGGCTGCCGAAATATCGCATCAATTCCACTGCGGCGGGGCGCTATCAGTTCCTGTGGAAAACCTGGAACAGTCTGCGCAATCGTCTGCGACTGCCCGACTTTGGCCCTGCCTCGCAGGACCGCGCCGCGATCGAACTGCTGCGCGAAACCGGCGCACTGGCCGACATCAAGCAGGGCTGGATCAGCAGCGCGGTGCGCAAGTCGCGCAAGACCTGGGCGTCGCTGCCCGACGCCGGCTACGGCCAGCGCGAAGTGCCGCTGGAACGCCTGCTCGCCGTGTACCAGAAGGCGGGAGGCCAGATCGCATGATCGCACTGAAGGTTTGGGCGACGACGCTATTGTCCGCGCTCGCCGCAGTGCTGGTCGCCTTCGGCTGGGGCCGCTGGAAAGGCCGGCAGAGAGAGCGTACCGACACCGCCGCGCGAGTCGCCGAGAGCGAGCAGCGGGTACGTGTCGCCGAACGCGAGCGCGCCGATTCCGAAATCCGCACCGAGGTAGACACCGATGTCCTGCATCTTCCGACAGGCATCTTGGCGCCAGTGGCGGACGCTGTGCCTGATTCCGCTGCTGACCGCCTGTACGACGACTGGTCGCGTGACGGAAGCAACGACGGGTTGCGCCTGGACGCGGCCGATCCTGGTCTCGCGGGAGGATCGACTGACCGATCTGACGGCGCGACAAATCCTGGCGCATAACGAAACCGGTCGCCGACTGTGCGGCTGGGAACCCAACAGGAATTCAACACCGCCTACCAAGGCGACTCAATAGATCGCGCAGGCGACGCGAACGCCTTCGAAAAATCGAAGAAAGTGACGGTATCGGCTAGTTATTCCGGATTTCTCCGCGAGGCGACCGGGAACCGTGACCCTGCGCACCTAGCCTTCCCCTAGTCGTCGCTATTCTCGCGAAACACTCAGGGAGGGAGTTAGATGCGGACCGTTGCGTCGAGATGCTGGTCGAGCCTGCTGCTCATACTGTTGGCGTTGTGCGCCAGCGGTGCTCATGCCGCGTCGCTCCGGCTGGAGCGATTGGACCGGCAGAGTGCCCAGCCGGAGGAGGTCCTAGCCGGCGCCTACGATCAGGAATTCCGTAAGGTCGACGGCCCTAGCATTGTGATCCCGCGTCCTGCGCCTCAATGGTGGCGGGTGGTGCTGGGCGACTTGCCCACAGATCGCGCGCTGCCCCAGTTGGTCCTATCGCCTCCGAATCAGAAGCGCCTGGAAGTTTGGCAGCCCGGTGAGCAGATGCCGATCAGCCGGTCGGCGTTCGGACCCGAGTCCGAGTTGTTGCATTCTGCCCGCGCGCTGGTGGTCCCGCTCAATGCGGGTCTCAAACCCGGCGATGTGGTCTATCTCCGAATCACCTCACCGAATTTGATCGCATCTGAACTGTCGGTCCAACCGATGGCGACAGTGCATGCCGATGACGTCTACTACGCACGATTCCGGGCCTCCGTTCTCGTTGCCCTTTTCATCGTTGCATTGATGTCGTTCGGGTACTTCGCCGCCTTACGCGAACATGGATACGCATACCTCGGTATTACGTTGTTGGCCCAACTCGCCAATCTGGTGATTGAAGGTGGCGAGGTTCGGGTATTTCCCGCATTGGCCGAGTTCGCGATGGACCGGCGCACGAATATCGTCATCAACACTGCGGCGGTGCTAACGGGCATCCGATTCTTGATGTTCTTTCTCCAGCTTCAGATACAGCAGCCGCGCGTCGCAAAATTGCTCAACGTGTGCAGTGTGATGCTGGGCGGGTTGCTGCTGGCTTCGGTGGTCCATGTAACGACGTTCAGTGCCTACTTTGGTAATACCGTCATGCTCGTGGCTTTCGGTGGTATCGCAGTTGCGATCTGCCGGGGGCTGAGACGCCGTCAACTGGACGCGATGTACCTACTGATCGCCTGGGCACCAGTGATGGTCGTGCTGGTTGCGATGGTGGGCGGCTATCAAGACTGGTGGGCGATGCCGGGGTGGGCTATAGACGGGTTCCCCATCGGCGTGGCGGCCAGCGGCTTGGGCTTGATGCTCGGCCTCACCGCGCGACTGGAGCAGGTCCGCGTGGATCGCGACGCAGCCCAGCGGCGCTGGACCTACGACAAGCTCACAGGGGTGATCACGCGCGACGCCGTCGAGGACATGCTGCGGGTCAACATCGAAAAAGCTCACGCGGCTGGGTCGCCTCTATCGGTGGTCTTTGTAGACATCGATCATTTCAAGTCCATCAATGACCTGCATGGCCATTCGACGGGCGACGAAGCGTTGAGGATCGTGGCGCTGCGTATACGAAATTGGCTGCCCGCAGGCCACTTGGTCGCGCGCTATGGCGGCGACGAAATGCTGCTGGTGCTGGTGGGGCTGAATCAGCGCGAGGCGCTGGTGCTGGCGGGTGCGCTACGAGAGACCGTCAGTCGGAATCCGCTGGCGATCGACGGCATCGTCGTGCCCCTCGGTTTATCGATGGGCGTCGCGGACCTGCAGCCGGGGGATTCGTCACAGACGCTACTGCGTCGGGCTGATGCCGCGCTGTATCGGAGCAAGGCTAGCGGCCGTGCCAGGGTGACTGGATACGGCGTCGATGGAGAAATCGAAGGTGCCGGCTAGAGCGATCTGTGAGTGGGATCATGCTCTTCGCCCCATCCTCTGAAGCGGGTTAGTTCGCTCGGGCTACATTGGGATGCGGTGGCCGCCCAAGGCTGGGCAGGCCCGGACCGCATGTCGCCCAACAGAGGACACCGTCATGAAAGCGTGCGCCACCATCGTCCTGGCTTTGATCCTGCTCGTCTGCGCGGGCTGCAAGCCGCCCAATCTGATGCCTCCGGGCGAAACGGCAAGGGCACCGACCCAATCGATCGCCAGCCATCCATCTGCTTGATCGCGTCGCTTCACCTGTACCTCGTTCTGCCGAACCGTTCGATAGATCGGCACCCCTCCGCCGCCTAGGCGGAGGCACTTTCTGCGGCCGTTGCCGCGAATCCCTTCTTTAGCTCCAGTGCTCGGCCGCATTGCGGTGGGGCCGCTGTCGCCCTGCGCGTGTTGAATGACCAATCGCGATACCACGATCACGTTGCTGATCAAGGCCAACGCCACACAACTTAATCAGGCGTTGGAACAAGCGGGAGTGCGCGCCCGAGTCTTTGGTAACGAGGCGGAGAGCGCGGGCCGACGCGCCGGCAAGTCCTTTGATAGTTCGCGCGGCAGTGTCGAGGCCATCGGACGCCAGCTCGGCCAGGCCAAGGCACAGCTGCTGGCCTTCATCGGCCTGCAAAGCGCCGGTACGGCGATCGGCGGCTTGGTGCGTGCGGCAGATGGCTACGCCAACCTGTCGGCCAAGATCAAGCTCGCTACGACATCGCAGGCCAGTTTCAACCTAGCTGAAGACGCCGTCTTCGCGATTTCGCAGCGAACTTCGACGTCGCTCGACACTACTGCGACGCTATTCGGTCGCCTCAGCAGTGCGCTGAAGGACCAGGGCGGCTCGCAGCGTGAAGTGCTCGGCCTGACCGAGACGATCAACAAGGCCCTCGCGGTCTCCGGCGCCACTGGCGCGGAGGCGTCGTCGACGATCCTGCAGTTAAGCCAAGCGTTTGCTTCCGGCACGTTGCGCGGCGACGAGTTCAACTCGGTCAACGACGCCGCACCGCGGCTTATGAAGGCCCTGGCCGCCAGCATGGGCGTGCCGATCGGCGAACTGCGCAAGCTGGCCGAGGCGGGCAAGCTCACCAGCGAGCAGCTGCGTGTCGCCTTCTCCGGTGATCAAGCGAAGAAGATCGCCGCCGAATTCAGCCAACTGCCGCTCACGGTCGAGCGCAGCCTGACCCAGCTCGACAACGCGTTTACGCGGTTCATTGGTCAACAAGACCGCGCCACTGGCGTGTCGACTGCGGTCGCCGGTTCGATCCAAGGGTTGTCGCAGAACTTCGACAGCTTGGCGAATGTGGTCGGCGTGGTGGTCGTGGCCGGGTTGGGTCGTTTGATCGCTACGCTGGCCACGGCCGGCGCCGCGAAAGTGGCCGGCATTCAGAAGACACAGCGGCTGGCGCAGGAAGAATTAGCGCAAGCACGGGCAGCTGAAACCGGCGCGCAGGCCGAACTTGCGCGCGCTCGCGCCCTAGCAATGTCGGGTTCGGGGACTGCGCGGGTCGCTGCTGCCGAAGGTACTCTAGCCGCCGCCCAGGCGAGGACGGCCGCCGCTACGCAGGTGGCGACGGCTGCGGTAGGCGCAAAAGCGGTGGCGGTACGCGCGCTGTCTTCGGTGCTGACCCTAATGGGGGGTCCACTGGGTTTGGCGATTACCGGCGTCACGCTGCTGGCGAGCGCGTTTGCCAGCGCCAGCGCGAATGCCAAAGCAGCCAAGGTCGAATTCGAGAACACGATCAAGGCCGCGCAGCGCTTTCGCGAACAACAAGACATCGATACGGGCGTCGACGCCGGCAAGCGCCTGATCGCGCAGCGAGAGCAACTCCAGAAGGAGCTATCCGATCTTGAAGGCATTCAGAAAGGATGGGGCGGCGGTCACTTTAACGAGGGCCAAAGCTCGGGCCGGATTCTCTACGGCGCGGAACTGGACGGCGAGATCAAACGCGTCCGATCGCAGTTGGCACGAACCAACGATGAGTTCAATCAAGTCCGCGACTCGTTGACCCAACTTCGCGCGGCTCAGGCCAGCGGCGGCCGAACGCGGCAACAAGCAACCAAAGATGTCACTGACTTTACCAAGGCGCTGGCGGACCAGAACGAAAAACTCAAGATCGAGCGAATCGAACGCGAGAAAGGATTGCGCGCGGCGCTGGAGTACCAAGCCGTCAAAGCGGCGGGGGTCAAGGACACCGCGCAACTCACCGAGGCCACGCGCAAGGCCATCGATGAGCAAGTCCGCGAGCGAGACGCGGCCAAAGCTTCGTCCGATGCCGGTCGCGCGCAGGCGAAAGCCGTTCGTGATGCGGAACGTCAGCGTAAAGCCGATGAGCGAAAGTTGCTGCGCGACCAGAAGGAGCAAGAAAGAGCAGGTAAGAAGGACACCAAAGACGATGAAGCACTAAGCCGAACTGTCCAAGAAGCTGACATCGCCCTCATGCGAAACCGCGGCGAGGGTGCGGCGGCTCGCAGGAAGGAGTTGGATCTTGAGTACAAGAAGGCGCTCGCTGATCTGCAGGCGAAGGGCAATACTGCTGACGCGCTCAAGATCCAGCTTCGCATCGATACGGATGTGGCGAAGGTCGAGCTTGAGGATCTGCAGGCACAGGTCGATCACGTGTTCGGCGAGCAGTCCCGGCAAGAGCAGTCGATCCAAACTCGGCAACAGTCAGGTCTGCTGACCGAGGTTGGCGCTCGCCGGGAATTGATTGATCTGCACGCGCGTACCGCCGCCGAGGTCGAGCAGCTGCTTCCGAAAATGGACGCCTTGGCGGCCAAGACTGGCACTCCGGAGTCGATCGAGCGGGTTAAAGATCTGACTGCGCAGGCCGCGGCGCTCACGCTTCAGTCCAATGAACTTGTGGTCACGCTCACCAATGGGTTCGAGAGCGGATTGAGCAACGCGCTGGAAGGATTGGCGACTGGCACGCTGACTCTGCGGCAAGCTCTCACTGGTCTGGTGCAGGACATGGCCCAGTCGCTGGCACAACTAGCCTCCCAGCAACTGGCCGCGCTGGCTACGGCCAAGCTGATGTCTTTGGTGGGAAAGGTCGCCGGTGGGGGTAAGAGCCCTGACGTGGCCCAACCGGACCCCGTCCAGGCCGCTGCGGCTGGCGTCGCTTATGCCACGCCGATTACCGGCGCGTCGGTGGCGCTGGGCGTGGCCGGCGGAATCGTGCTCAAAGCTGCAGCGGCGATGCAAACAGCGGCGGCAACCATGTTGGCGGCCAACGCTTCGAAATCTGCGGCCGGATTCTTCGCCAGTGGCGGCTTCACCGGCATCGGCCCCAAGTACGCCCCAGCCGGTGTCGTGCATCGCGGCGAGTTCGTCCATCGACGCGAAGTCGTTCGACAACCGGGCGCGCGCTCGTTTTTGGAGCGCTTCAACCGCCTGGGCATGTCGGCGCTGGAAGGGTTGCGTGGCTATGCGACGGGCGGATTTGTCAGCCCGGCGCCACGCGCGCCGGCACCGACGCGGGGTCCCATCGCTGACCGCACGGCACCAGCGGCGGAAGGCGAGCGTCGTGGTTCGCAGATTACCAACGTGCTCTATCTCGATCCGCGCGAGATCGTGAACGTCATGAGCACGCAGGCAGGCCGCCAGGTGATCCTGTCCACGATTCGCGCCAATGCCCCCACCGTCCGCCAGGACCTGGGGTGAGTCTGATGCTGCTGGTCTCAACCTGAGCGATGACCACCCGCCACAATCGGCCCAGGCGGGTTGGTCTCTCCCCATTCCCATCTGCCTTGCGTGCCCGGTCCTCATCCGGGCGCGCTTTTTTTGTGCCCATGACTCTTCGTACCGGCGTCGCCAGCGACTACTACGATTTCCTCAACCAACTTGAAGCCGCCTTGTGCCGTGAAGGGCATGCTTGGGGCCTGCTGTATGCCGGTGCCGGCAATGGCGCGTTGACCGGCGTCGACGGCGGTTCAGGCGGCTACCGCGGCGGTACTGGCTCGCTCGCGGAGGCGTTCACCCTGACGGCGCTGGACGCCCAGCGCTTCCAAGTGGTCGGTGCGCTGGCCGGTGATCTCGGCGTCGCCACTGTCGCCCAACCCTTCGAACACGAACGGCTTCGCTTTCGGATCAACGCGGGATCGACGGCCTTCGCGGCCGGTGATCGCTTTACGTTGAACACCTCGCCACCCTGGACCCTGGTGCGCCGATGCGGTGTGCGGAACCCGAGCTTCCGCACGGGCAACTTCACCAACCTGTCCGCGTTGTTCGACAACGCAATGGATACTTGGGCCACGCGCGCAGTGACTGATCTGCCCGCGATTGCGCGAATCGAGATGATCGGCCCAGCCGCCGTCCGTGCGGTCACGATGGGCATCGGCGATTCGGGCGCGCGCGGCGCGGCGGCGTTCGAGCTACAACGCTCCGACGATGGTGCGGCTTGGTCGCCGGTGCAGACGTGGTCCGGTGTGCGGTGGCCCTCGGCGCGCGCGCGACAGACGTTTCTGGTGGCGGGCAACCCGCCTGCCGCCCGATTTTGGCGCGTGGTGTTCTCGGCTACGAACGGCGCGACGCCGCTGGATTGCAATGACCTGTCGTTCCATTTCGACCTCAACGCCGACTTCGAACTGGAGGACCGTGCGCAGTGGATCGTGAAGGCACCCGGCCTGGACGGTCGTCAATCGATCTTCATCGGTGCCGAGCTGTTCGAAGAACCCGCACGCGCGGCGTACAACCTAAATTGGTACGGCTTACGCAGCCACAATCCATTGCTCAGCCTGCGCTCGCAAGTCAACAACAGCGGACTGCGGCATCTGCCGCTGCGCAATGGACCATTTGCTTACTGGCTCGCCATCAACGGCCAGCGCATCGTGATCGTGGCGCGAATCGGCACAGTCTATGTCAGCGCGTACCTGGGCTTTGCGACCGCCTACGAACCGCCCTCGATCCATGAGTACCCGTTGATCATCGGCGCCTGCGGGTCAACCGAGAACGGGACACCCGATGCGACCGACGCGAACTTCCGCGGCTTCTTCGATCCGGGCCGCTATGCGTTGATGGCGAATTACCCCGACAACGTGTGGCGCCCTCATTGCAATCGTTATGCATCGGGTACGAACGATTATGGCGACACCGAGACGGCCGGCAAGGTCTATCCGAGCGCGATGTCCACCGGCGGGGATCGCGCTTATCTGCGCGACAACCTCGATGGCTCATCGCCGCTGTTCCCGCTGATCCTCGGGGCGGCTCAACCGCGCCACGGCTGGGGTGAGTTCGATGGCTGCGCCTGGACGACCGGATTTTCCACCGCATCGGAATCTCGCATCGAACGTGACGGTGCGACGTGGCTGGCGTTCCAGAATGCGTTCCGTATCTCCCCCGACAATTACTTCGCCTTGAAGATGGACTGATGGCTTACGCAACCTCGGCCGCGAATGATCCCAACGAGCTGCTCGACAAGCTGCGCCTGTTCGCACAGAGCGCGGGGTGGTCGATCGACGGGCTACGCGATCGCCCTGCCAATGCAGGAAAGGCGCTCAGCCTGCATGCGGGCAACGTTTACGCGACCTTCGTGTCTCAGCTCGCTGGGGGCGACGGCAACAGTCCAGCCCCCTTTCTCGGCTCGTTCGGCCACACCGGCTACACCGCCAATCCAAACCCGGACATCCAGGCCGATGCGAGCAGCATCGTGTGGGCGAATTATGTCCAGGGACCGTACAGCGCGGTGCATTTCTTCGGTCGCATCGCGCCGCAGCCGTACCTGCACATCGTGCTGGAGACGCAAGCCGGCACCTTTAAGCATTTCGGCACCGGCCGATTGATTACCGCGGGCGTCGTCAACACCGGCCAGTACATTTACGGGAGCCAGTGGTACTACTCGGCGACCTACATCAACAGCCCGGATTCGCCGTATCACAGCGTCGCGTTCGATGACACCTATTACAACTACACCGCGCCGTGTACGCGCATCCGGGCCGACTTTGAGGGCATCGCGCCACGCTGGCATGCGACGAGCGGCGACAGCAACGATTCAAGGCGGTTGTTGGCGGGTTGGCGCGGCAAGACGGCGCCAATCAATCTGCTGAAGGATGTCGGGCACAGTACGCTCACGGGGCGCGCGCCGGGACAGCCGCTGTGGTGTGCGGTACCGCGTGGCGCTGGCCTGTTCTCGGACGTCGGCCATCCCCCCGACATGCGATTCATCCGCTTGGACAGCTACGCACCGGGCGAGGAGTTGCCGCTAGGCACCGATCGGTGGAAGGTCTTTCCCGTCCACCGAAAGAACGGCCCGCCCGGAGCCCCGAATAGCGGTGTCTACGGCTACGCCTACCGCATCAGCGAGTAATCCGACCTCTTCATGATTTGGCCCGCCCTCTGGCCGCTGACCTTCAGCGGTCAGGGCGACTATTTCAAATCGCCGCCGTTCTGGAATGGGCAGGCCAGCGGCGCGCTTGGCGCCGAGCCCGGCTTCGGCCGACGCGCTGTCGACGTGCCCGGCTTTGTGGCCGACCGCCGCGTCGGCGCACCGCAGGCGATGTTTGGCGACGACTTCTTCGATCGTATCCACATCGAGCCGCAGGTGCTCAACCTGGGCAATGTCAGCAGCGTGCAGCAGCGCGCGGTGCGCGTCTGGAATGCGTACCGCGCCCGCGCGCTGACGTTGACCGAGGCCGCCTTGTCGGGCGGCGAAGGCATTGTCCTGACGGCGCCTGGCGCAACGCCGCTGCCGTTCGCGCCGATGTCGGAGCGGACGTGGCAGATCGCGGTCGGCACCGATGGCCCGCCAGTGATCTCCGCGACGCTGTCGTTCCGGTTTGATGGCTTCGCCGCGATTCCGGTCGTCATTACCGGCCAGCGCATCGTCGCCTGGGCGTTCGCGCCGGATTGGTCGCGCGGTGTGCTGGAGCGGCTGGCGTGGAAGACTGACATCCTGACCAGCCCGACGCAGGTCGAGCAGCGGCGCGGCCTGCGCTCGGCGCCACGCCGGTCGTTCGAAGCGACCATGATCGTGGACGGACGCGAGCGGGTGCTTCTCGATCTGGCGGTGTTCGGTTGGGGCGGTCGGACCTGGGCGCTACCGATCTGGCCGGATGTGCAGTGGTTGTCGACCGAACACGCGCTCGGGGTGCGGGTGATTGCCTGCGATCCGCGCCACCGCGATTTCCGCGTCGGCGGTCTGGTGCAACTGCGCGGCAAGACGGCATTCGATGTCGAAGTGGCCGAGGTTGAAGCAATCGGCGGCGCGTCCATCACGCTGCGCCATCCGACGACGATGGCTTGGCCGCTTGGCACCCGCCTGTATCCGGTGCGAACCGCACGATTGGCCGAGCCGCCGAGGGTCACGCGCCTAACCGATCAGGCGGCCTCGGTCAGCGCCCGGTTCGATGTGGTTGAAGCCTGCGACTGGCCGGTCGTTACAGACGCCCCCTTGTACCGCGGTCATCCGGTGCTGGCCCAGCGGCCCGACGAAACCGAATCGTTGTCGAACGGTTGGCAGCGCATGTTACTCACCCTAGACAACGAGTTCGGCCGGCCCTTCGTGCTGGACCCCGCCGATTGGGCTGCACCGACACAATCCCATCAATGGCGCATGCACGGTCGCATCGAGCGGGCGGCGGTTCGGTCCTGGCTGTATACCCTGCGTGGCCGCCAACAGGCAGTCTGGCGACCCACCCACGCGGACGACCTGACCTTGGTCGCCAATGTGGCCGGCACCGCTACGGCGCTGGACGTCGCCAATGTCGGCCTGGCCCGGTTTTCCGGCCTGCGCCTTGGTCGGCGCGACGTGCGGATCGAGTTGCGCGGAGGTCAAGCATTCCATCGCCGGATTACCGCAGCGGTCGCCCTGGATGACGACATCGAGCGCCTGACGATCGATGCCGCGCTCGGCGTGGACATGCGGCCGCGCGATGTGCAGCGCATCAGCTTCCTGGTACTGAGTCGCGGCGACAGCGACGAAGCGGAAATTGAACATCACACCGACAGCGACGGTGCCGCCGACGCTTCCATCATCCTGCGCGCTGTGCGCGATCCCGATACTGACACTCCCGCGCCGGCATGAGCTTCGAACAATTTGAGCGATCGACTGCCGCGGGTAACCCGCGGCGGCTGTACGAGTTCGTGCGCGGCGCAAAGCGCTGGCGCTATACCGGCGGCGACCGCGCCATTGCGCTCGACACGCAGATCTATGACGCCGTCGCCATCAGCGACGATGGCATCCGTCAGTCCGGCCACACCGCCAGCGACATGCTGACGATTACCGCGCCCGGCGATTTCGAGGTCGCGCGCCTGTATCGCGGACTACCGCCATCGGGCGAGATCGCAGTGGTAATTCGCGATATCCATGAAACCGACGACGACGCGCCCGTGGTGTGGATAGGTCGCATCGCAGGCGTCAACCGGCCAAAGCTGGAAAGCACCGAGGTGCGGTGTCAGTCGCTCGACGCCGCGCTCGGGCAGCCGGGTTTGCGACTGGCGTGGACGCGTGGCTGCCCGTACACGCTCTACGACCGTAATTGCAGTGCAAATCCCGAGTCGTTCCGCGTACCCGCGTCGCTGACGACCGTCGCCGGCAATCTGGTTGCGGCTGGCGTGTTCGGCCAGTACCCGGACGGCTGGTTTGCCGGTGGCTTTCTGGGCTGGGACCTGGGCGAAGCAGGTTTGGAGCGGCGCGGCATCCGCAGTCATCGCGGCGAGTGGCTGACGCTGCTCGGCGCTGGCGACGGCCTGCGCGTCGGCCAGTCCGTCATCGCCTATCCCGGCTGCGGCCGGTCGATGGCGATCTGCCACAACAAGTTCAACAACGCCCCGAACTACGGAGGCGCTCCCGGCATACCGGGCAAGTCGCCGTTCGACGGCACCCCCCTTTTCTGATCCGCGGATACACGCATGAACATCTGGGTCCAGCTTGCGATCTGGGTCATCAGTTATTTCGTCTCGGCGGCCGCACGGCCGAAGCCACCGCAAGCCAAGCCGGCTGCGTTCGGCGATTTCCAGTTCCCGCAAAGCACCGAGGGCACCCCGCAGGCAGTGGTGTTCGGCGACGTGTGGACGCCGGATTGGATGGTCCTGGGCGTTGGCCAGTACCGCACCCAGCCGATCAAGCAAAAGGGCGGCAAGAAGTGATCGTGACCCTGGATCATCTACGCCGCGCGCCGGGCTTCGGAGTGCGGTCGGGATTCTGCGCGCAAGGCGGACGCGAGTGGTTCGCCTACTACGGCCTGGATTGGAGCGCGTTCGTGCGCGATGGGATCGAGGCCGAGGCCATTGAAGCCACCGGGGATGCCCTGGGCCTGCATCTGATCGCGTTCGCGCGCGCGGAGGCCGCGCGTGGGCAGCAGTAAGAAGCAGACGGTCGGCCACCGCTATCTGTTCGGTCTGCACATGGGCCTATCGCGTGGGCCGCTGGACGAGTTGGTCGAGATCCGCGTCGGTGACCGTGAAGCCTGGAAGGGATCGATCACCAAGACGGGTCGCATCTTCATCAACAAGCCCGACCTATTCGGCGGCGACAAGGGCGAAGGCGGCATCAAGGGCTGGCTCGACGTCCTGATGGGAGAAGCCGCTCAGGCGGTGCTGCCCGCGCTGGGCGCGCTGCATGGCGTGCCGACACCGGCCTTCCGCAACGTCACGACGCAATACTTCGATGGCCAGATCGCGGCGAATAGCCCGTACCCGAAGCCGTGGAAGATGCGCGTGCGTCGCGCTCTGGCCGGCTGGGACGGCGCTCCGTGGTATCCCGAGAAAGCCGTGATCTGGCTCGCCAATAGCGCCATCCGCGCCATGAACCCGGCGCACATCCTGGTCGAGTGCCTGACCAACCGGGATTGGGGGCGCGGTCTGGACCGTGGGGTGCTGGACGACGCCAGCTATCGGCGAGCGGCCGACACGTTGCACGCCGAAGGCTTCGGGCTGTGCCTGCGTTGGAACCGACAGTCGTCGATCGCCGACTTCATGCAGGTCGTCATCGATCACATCGGTGCAGCCCAGTACACGGATCGATCGACCGGCCGGCTGACGTTGAAGCTGCTGCGCGACGATTACCGGGTAGAAGACCTGCCGCTGTTCGACTACGAATCCGGCCTGCTCGCGATCGAGGAGGATGAAGGTGGCGCGCAAGACGGCGCGATCAATCAATTGATCGTGACGTGGTACGACCCGATCAAGGACGAAGAACGGCAGATCCGCGTCGAGGACCTGGCCGGCATTCAAGCGACCGGCGGCGTCGCGTCGAGCACCACGGATTATAAGGGCCTGCCGACTCCCGAACTGGCGGGTCGGGTCGGAACGCGCGACCTGACCATCGCGTGCTCCGGCTTGAAGCGATTGAAGCTGCGGTTTGACCGCCGCGGTGGCGTATTGGCGCCGGGCGGCGTGTTCCGCATTCGCGACCCGTTTCGTGGCCTGGACAACCTGGTCCTGCGGGTCGGCACGTTCGATGATGGCAAGCTGGCCGAGGGTGCGATCACCGTGGTCGCGGTGCAGGACGTGTTCGGATTGCCGGCGACGGCATACTTGGAGCCGCAACCCCCGGTTTGGACCCCGCCGGATCGAGTTCCGCAGCCGTCGCCGAACCGGCGGTTGATGGAGGCGAGCTATCGGGATCTCGCCACTACGCTGAATGCCGCGGCCCTAGCCGCGATCCCGGTTGATACCGGCGCCGTTCTGGCCGTCGCCGAACAGGCCACCGGCCTGGCGCTGAATTACGTACTGACCACCCGAGTCGGTAGCGGCGAATTCACCGAGGCCGGCGCCGGGGATTGGTGTCCGACCGCCGTGCTGGCGGATGCGATGGTCGCGACGACGGTGGCGGTGCAACTGTCGTCCGGGCGCGGGCTCGACCAGATCACGGCCGGCACTGCCGCATTGATTGAGGACGAGATCGTCCGCGTTGTCGCCGTCAACCCGCAGGCGCAGACCGCAACATTGGCGCGCGGCTGCGCAGACACGGTGCCGGTGCCGCACGCAGTTGGAGCGCGCATCTGGTTCTACGACGATTTCGCGGCGAACGATCCGACTGACTACAGCGTCGGCGAGACGGTGCAAGCCAAGTTGCTGACGCGCACGTCGAGCGCACAGCTGGACCCGGCGCTCGCGCCGGTGGACACGATCAAGCTAGCCCAGCGACAGGCGCGGCCGTATCCGCCCGGTGATCTGGAACTCAACGGGCTGCGCTATCCGGCGTCGATCGACGGTGACCTGGCCGTGTCCTGGGCGCATCGCGATCGTCGGCTGCAAGCGGATCAGTTGGTCGACCACGGACAAGGGTCGATCGGACCCGAGGCCGGGACGGCGTATGTCGTGCGGCTGCTGGATGCCATTGCAGGTCAGGCGCTCGACAGCCCGGCGACGCTTACCGGCGCCAACTACGCATCTCCACTGCGCGGCGCGTATCGCGTGCGCGCCGAGATCGGCTCGACGCGCGACGGCCTGACCAGCTGGCAAAAAGCCAGCCACACCTTCGATTTCAAGAACGGCCTATTGCGAACTGAAGTCGGCGACGACTTGGTGACCGAGGAAGGCGATTACATTTTGGCGGATTGACGATGGCGAACTTGAAACTCTCGCAACTGCCGGCGGCGACCGCGCTCACTGGCTCGGAAATCCTGCCGGTTGTGCAGGCGGGACAGACACGCAGCACTACCGTTGCAGCCATGGCCGACTTACGCAAGGGAGCGTGGCAGGTACCCAGTTTAAACGCGCCGTGGACCAACTATGGCGACGCATTCGCGAATACCGCTTACCGAAAGGACGGCAACCGTGTGCAGTTACGAGGGTTGGTGAAAGCGGGAGCAGGCGGCAGTATGATCTTCACGTTGCCCGCTGGATTTCGTCCGCCTGCGCAGCAAATATACGTCGCAAGCTGCGACGCCACGACCCCGGCTCGCGTTGATGTCAGGAGCAACGGCGACGTGGTTATCGCGCAGCCCGCCACTGGGACGTTGGGATGGTTGTCACTCGACGGCATCGCATTCTTCGCCGACTAAGGACGCATCTAAAATGGCTGCGGCAGGAAGAATAGATCGCAGACAACCCTGTCGCTTCGCTGGACCGCCTACAACTCGTCGCATGGCCGAAAATTCGTTCGTAAAAGGCCCCCCCGCGCGTAAAAACGCTTCCTTGCTGCTACTTGACGAGCTCGGGCGGTGATTCCGCGCTCAATATGATCGTGGTTTTATTGCAAGCACCGAGATTGATAGTGTTTTCTTCTGGTCGCTGGATAAAATTTCCCTCCAGTTCGACATAGCGCCTGTCGTAAAGTGACGTGTCCATTACCTCAGGAATCAACAAGCTGATGCAGTCGTCAGCATAGTTGCCGCGGTCAAAAGCGGCTCTACTCTCCCACAGGCCATAGCGTTCAAAACTAGAGGTCATCCATCCGAACACCTTGACACGCTGTCCGTGATGCTCAGACATCATGGCATTGAGCAT